TGATGCCCACTCCATTTCAATTAAAAATGAAAGTGGATATTTGGTCCAGCAGTACAGATCAAAAATTACAAATTCTTGAACAGATACTAGTGCTATTCAACCCCAGTTTGGAACTACAAACAACTGACAACTACATAGATTGGACCAGTTTAAGTGTATTGAATTTAGAAGATATCAATTGGGATAGTCGTACAGTGCCAGTGGGCAATGATACTCCTATAGATATTGCCACATTGACTGTGAGTACCCCTGCTTGGATTAGTCCGCCTGTTAAGGTCAAACATCTTGGCGTTGTTACCAAAATTGTTGCCAGCATGCACAACAGTAGTATTACCAGTGGCACATATATTGCTGGACTTGGCCAAGATCCTGTAGCGGCAACTACTACACTACAAGAATCACTAGGCGGAGTTACTGCCACAGTTAGTGGTTATAAAATACAAGTTTACAATAATCAACAAGGTATTGGTCAAGCATTGTTGTTAGGACCACACGAAAGTGTTGTTCCTCCCGAACCTAGCTTAGAACCTGGTGTTAGACAGGGTCCTGGCATCAACTGGTTAGAAGTCTTCAGTCAATACCCTGGAAAATATGTAGCAGGCTCAAGCCAACTGTTTTTACTACAACCCAATCAAACTTATATTGTGGGAACCATTGCTCTTAACCCATTAGATTACACTGTGCTTACTGTGAACTGGAATCCAGATACATTAACTACCAATAGTGCCATAAACAGTCCTGGCGCTACACAATATCGACCCAATAGTCCTGGAACATTTGATGCTATTATTAATCCGCAGACATTTAATCCGCATCGTCCGCACAACGAAGTTAATCCTCCCAATGTGGCTGTTGCTCCAGGTACACGCTATTTGTTAGTAGAAGATATAGGAGCTGCAATCAACGAACAGCCTGCCAGCGAGTGGGGCGCACTAGTGGCCAAGGCCAACGACATTATAGAATGGACTGGCACAGAGTGGCAAATAGTATTTGATTCCGCTCAGATCTCAGACACCTTAGTGTGGATGACGAATATATATACAGGAGTTCAGTACTTGTGGAACGGTGTTTCATGGGTCAAGAGCTTTGAAGGTGAATATGCGTCGTCCCAATGGAAAATAGTATTGTAAAAGATCAGATAGTTTGTAGCGGAGCATTATTCTACGCCAAATCCACACGACGGTTTTTACTATTACAAAAAGCACATGGCAAACACGAAGGCACATGGGGCCTTGTGGGTGGTACTAATATTACTGGCGAAACTCCATGGCAAGGTCTTCAAAGAGAAATTGTTGAAGAGATTGGCGCAACACCTAAAATTTTAAAAACAATTCCTTTAGAAACATTTGTATCAAACGATCGTGTGTTTAATTTTCACACCTACATGTGTGTAATAGACAAGGAATTTGTACCCGAACTCAGCGATGAACATCAAGGCTGGTCGTGGGCCACGATTGATCGAGCTCCTAAGCCTTTGCATCAAGGGCTACGAAATAGTTTTAGTTCAAAAACTATTCGAACAAAACTACAAACAGTATTTGATTTAGTAGATTTAATCTAAGCCAAATTTAATTCTATATCCATAGGATATATGATAAATTAAAGAGTACAATAATTCAGGAGAGAAGTATGACACAAATTGTTCCTATCAGAGACAATATAGTTGTTCAAAAAATCGAAGACGAAGCCAAAACCAAATCTGGTTTAGTGCTTCCAGACGACGCAAAAGAACGACCAACAACCGGTACAGTAATTTCAGTTGGACCGGGAAAATTAAATGACGATGGCGTTTTATTACCTATGCCCGTCAAAGAAGGTGATGTTATTTTATTTCCAAAATACGCAGGTCATCCAGCAAAAATTGATTCAGAAGAATTTCTAATTCTAGAAGAAAAAGAAGTTTTAGCTATTTTAAAACAGGAGTAATATATGGCATTAAATCCAAGAGTTGTAATTCTAGGCCAAGAAAGTAGAGATAGAATTGTAGCCGGTGTTAATATTTTAGCAGATGCTGTTAGAGTTACACTAGGCCCTAAAGGTCGTAACGTTGTTATTCAAAGAGAACACGGTGCTCCACATATTACTAAAGACGGTGTTACAGTAGCACGTGAAATTGTGTTAGAAGATAAACTAGCAGATAGCGGTGTTCGACTAATCAAGCAAGTAGCTAACCAGACAGCAGATGATATCGGCGACGGTACTACTACTGCTACAGTATTAACACAAGCTATGGTCCGCGAAGGCATGAAATATGTTACAGCTGGCATGAGCCCTATTAATCTTAAAAGAGGTATAGATTTAGCTGTCCAAACAGTAGTAGATGAACTAGCTACTATGAGTAAGGAATGTGAAGATCCAACAACTATCGCTCAAGTAGCAACAATTTCTGCTAATAATGACGGAGAAATGGGACAGTTAATTGCCGACGCACTTACTAAAGTAGGTAAAATGGGTACTGTTACAGTTGAAAGCGGCAACGGATTAAAAGACGAATTAGATTCTGTTAGCGGTTTATCTTATGAACAAGGTATGTTAAGTCCATATTTTGTTAATGCAGATAAAGGACGTTGTATTTTAGAAAATCCATATATTGTACTAGCTGATAGACCAATTTTAAATGTTAATGATTTAGTTCCTGCTTTAGAAAAATTAGCGGCTACTGGACGTCCATTTTTAATTATGGCGGAACAAGTTGAAAACGATGCGTTAGCTACACTAGTAGTTAACACACATCGTGGAAATATTAAGACGTGTGCTGTTCGCGGTCCAGATTGGAAAGGCCCACGTAGAACAATACTAATGGAAGATATTGCTATTCTAACCGGCGGAAAAGTTCTTAGCGAAGTTACAGGCAAACAAGTTAAAAATCTTGAATTGTCAGACTTAGGTCAATGTAATAGAGTTGAAATTACACGTACAAGCACACTTATTATCGGTGGCCATGGTAGTAAAGACGATGTCGACGCTCGTGTTGCTAGTATTAAACAAGAGCTAGAAGAAGAACCACACGGTGATAGTAACTTTAATCGCGAAGGACAGCTTGAGCGTATTAGTAAGCTATCGGGCGGAATTAGTGTAATTCGTGTCGGTGCCGCTACTAACACCGAAATGATGGAAAAGAAAGATCGTATCGATGACTCATTACACGCAACACGTGCAGCTATGGAAGAAGGTATTGTTCCTGGTGGCGGCGTAGCGTATATTAGAATTAAAGAAAAATTAAAAGATCTTAAAGGCAATAATGACGAGCAAAACGCAGGTATCCAAATTGTACTACGTGCTTTAGAAGAACCTTTACGTCAAATTGCTGAAAATGCAGGTGACAGTCCAGATGTTATTGTTAATAAAGTAAAAGAATCAGACACAGAAGTTGGTTATGACGCAAGTGACAGTACTTTTGGCAATATGTTTGAAACTGGAATTATAGATCCTACTAAAGTTGTAAAAGCTGCATTGATTAATGCCGCTAGTGTAGCAGGACTGCTATTGACAACGGACTGTGCGATTTACGAAGTACCGCTTGAAAGAAAAGCTGGCGGAGCTCCGGATCCAAGTCCTCCAGCAGGACATCCATTACCAGAAAAGTATAATGTTTAATTAATTATACTCGTTAAAAAAAGCAGATTTAATCTGCTTTTTTATTGATCTCTTTAATTTATTGTGGTGCTGTAGGCCAAGTAGGGTCCCAAGGAAATTCCTGTTGAGCTGTAAGATCGCGCAATGATTGTCTATAAGTAGCGTAAGCAGTTATTTGATCTGCTGTTAATCTGCTTTGACCAGCAGTTGTGTCGGTCCAATCGCTAGCTTGTAATAAAGCATCACGGTTAGCACGAACTTCTACTTCTAGTTCTTCTTGCTCGGTAGGCAATGTTCTGTAGTCACTCGGTGGAAACACTACCTCGCCCCACTGCTCGGCATGTAATCTATTCCACATATCTATTGTGAAAGGATTACGACCGTTCAAATTAGCATAAAAATCAACTTTGTTAGTACAGCCTTTGAACAAAATTTTACACATGATTTCTGTTTCTTGTCCAGTACCACGCTGAATAGTATCAACTGATACTACGTCATCTACTGTAAACACTTTAATTGCGGGTGTCGCCATTGTTTTTCTCCAAATCCATTATTAGTTATTTAGCCTGTTTGAATCTTTATATCCTAAACCGGGGCGTTTATCATAGGCATACGCTGGATAGTACGGACCGTCTTTATTTATATAATGGAAAAAACCTTGTACTTGATAGCTTCCTGGGCCGGCTTTGAACTCGTCACGCCAGTGATCTACGTCACAGCCTCTATAAACAATAATATCGCCCGGATCTTGTTTACATAAAATACCAGAATCTACGTACATTCCCCATCTATAATCTGGGTCAGTATCTGTATAGTTTATACCAAAACATACAGTAGTACTTATCTCACAACTAGGACGGTCTATATGGTGAGCTAAGGTCATCCCTGGGTGATATACACGATAATAACTATATGTAGGGCACAATTCTAAGCCTGTATTTTTTTCCATTATAGGTTGTAAAAAATGAAGCAACGTTTCCATTAAAGTATCGGCGTACTTAGAATGTGCGTTTGCTACTTGAGCAGTTTCGCCTAACTCGGGATCAAATTCAGTTACTTCTTGTAGCAACGCATATTTGGTCACAATTTTACAAATATCTTTGGTTATAACACTTTTAAGATCTAAGTACTTGTTTTCTTTAAATTGTTCTGGTAATATTATTGCCATGGTTTTCCTAAACTCCAAGATACTAAACTGTATCTTATACCTTTTGTTACCGGTGTCACTTGATGGTAAACGTGCGATGGAAATACGATTACCGAGCCTTGAGGACGAATTTCAGTACAAGTATGATAACGTTCACCGCGGTGAGGACCCAAGTCAAAGCGAAGATTACCGCCTTTATACTCAGCCGGATCATTTAAACTTAATGTTGTACTTATTTTTCTTATCTTGCCTACCATGTCAAGGTTATCAACAATATCCATCCTTACCGGAATTTTATTACCCATAGGGTCTGTCATGTCCGAACCGTCTGGATTTTTACGATATTCTGTTTTATCATCGATCATAGAATACGGATACATACCGGCATCGGCGTGCCAACCGTAAAACTGATCAGGTCCGTACTTGGTGAATTGAAATCTTTCAGTAAAATCCCATTGGAAATTCCATCCGGCATCTTTATTTGCTTGTTTAATAAACGGCCACATTAATTCATATAACCATTTATTATCTAAGAATACAACCTTAGAATCTCTAATATACAATTCTTCTGGTTTAATTCCTTTTTTCTTTAATCCGTCGATTGTAAATTTAGATGTTGATACTGTAGAAGCAGTGCCACCTGTATAAATTTCACCACCTTTTTGTTTCATATCACCTGTAGTAGCGTCAGTGACTTGTGATCCAAATTGATTTTCAAGATCATACATCATTGATAGACCATACTCAACTATCTGATCACAAACTTGTGGCGGAATAGCTGAGATAAAATACCAATAATTATACGGCAATATCATCTAAATAATGCTCCGTGTACATTTCCAATAATGATATACTTTGTACCTTTTGTAACTGGTTTAATTCTATAAGATAAGAACGAAGGAAATACAACACATCCTCCTTGTGAATTCATCAATACAGGATCTGTTTCTGTATTTAAAAATTCAAGTTGCCCGCCTTCATACGTCGAAGGATCTGACAAATTTACAATAAATGTAAGTTTTCTCGAAGGAGCTACAGGAGTTAGCTCAATATGCCAATCATAATGATCTTTTTCCTCATACTTAAACACTTGTGGAAAATCTTGATCAATAATTCCTAGCAATTTAAAATCATAAATTTGGTCATTTGCTGATTTAGTAATTGATCTAATTGGTTCGAATGGAAATCCTTCGACTTCTCCGCGCAATTTTTGACGTTTAGATGCGTGTAATTTTTTATCTCCAATCACTTTAGAAGACAACCATAGTTCTTCTATACAGCTTTTTATAATTTTATCGCAATCGTCTGCTGTAAATATATCTGCTTTGTTTATTGATAAAATATCTAAAGTTGCTAGTTTAGTATTTGATAAATCTGTAGATTCAGTAAAATTATCGCTAGAATCTAATGTTAATCCGTCATTGTTAGCCATTGGGCACTCCTAAAAATATAACTATACTTATTCAATTTTTCACTTGGTCGAAAAATAATTGTAACCTAACCCTTCGTCAAAGTGGTTCCAAACTGCATATGGAAACGGGTATATTGCCGGCGCACTTGCGTACAATTCAGGCTTAACTTTTTTTAATACTTCTAAATTAAATTTCCACTTATCGCTAGTTGCTAGTTTTTTACTACATTTTTCTACAGTGGTTTTCCAAAATTCAGAATCAAATGTAGAACCTCCGTGATAAATGTAGCATATTGCTAGTTCATGATCTACCGCAAAATCGTGTAAGTTGGCATTAGCTTGCTCTTCTGTAAACTTATTAATTACAGCATAATCAAACCATGTTCTTAATATCTGATCATAAAACCAGCCAGCTAACGCTTCGATTGGTTCAAAGAATAATGCTTTGTTACCGTTTTTAACAATTCTGTTATCAATAAATTTCTTAGCTTTATAATTTTTAAAGGCAAATTCATTGGTGATTAGTTTATCTGCTGGTATGCCTCTAATTTCACTAAAGTTTTTTATTGCTTCTTCTTTAGAAGTAATTTTATCATTGTACAAGTATCCCCATCCTTGACGTGTTTTTAAAGGAATACCAAACATCCAACCATTAGGATGTGCCCAGTGATGTGTATAGTTCCAATCTCCTGGAGTTTGAACCATATTAATCAAGGCATGATTGACAGGGATAGTATCAACAGTTATATAATCCTCGTCATAGTTAGTAGGGTAGCCGCCGCAATCTACAATATAATCAAATTCATATTCAACATCATCGACTTTACAAGTAACTTTATCGGGCAAATTTTGAATATCCGATAACGTTCCTTCTATAGATACAAACTTATTGCCCCATTTCTTTTTAAATCTAGGAAAACATACATCTTTTAATTTAAAATTATTAAAATGTATTCCATAATTAGGAACTGGGAACACAGCCATGTGTTCTTTATCTCGCCAATTAGTGTACTTTGTCCCTTGTTTAATTGTAACGTCCAGTTCGTCTGTATCTGTAAAGAAGTTTAGGCCGGCACCGTAGAACAATGCCTGGGGAACAGATGATGTTGCTGTTTCTCCTATGCCTAACATAGGAATTTTTGGATCGTATATAGATACTACCTGCCATTCATCTGGTGGCAGCCACGCAAGTAAATGCGCTAAAGAAGTTATGCCGTTTGTTCCAGTTCCGATTACTGCTACTTTTTTCATTTTGTGTTATCCATGTAATTAAACCATCCTGTTATGATGTATTTTTCTTGTGTAGGTGAAGTTACACCTCGGTGAGTGTGCGTCCAGTCAACCGGCCATAGCACAGTTAAGCCTTTCCTTGGTTGAATTTTTAAGTTCTGATAAAACCATTCAGTTTCTCCAGCATCTGTAACATCATTAAGATATGTCATAAAAACTAAATGTCTTGTAGCGTATGGCAAGTCATTAGTAGTTCTTTCATAATGCCAAGCATGATATCCTTGTCCAGGAGCGTAGTGTTGTATATTAATAGGTTCTATAATAGCCCACGGATTACCGCTGTTACAATATTTGTATTTTTCGATATATTTTTCTACCAAAACTTGCAATTGTTCTATATAAACTTTAATTTCTTCATATTCATTATGGTTGTAAACTGTAAAATCTGTAGAATCTTTTTTGGAAGGATCGCATTTTACGTTAACTCCATTAGCAACAAAATAAGGCGGACCTTTGCTATCACTTTGTTTGTGTAAATTAATCAAAAGATCACAAATAGCCGGATTTTCAAGATACCCTAGTTCGATGAATGAATTATTTTCTGTGGTCATATTTTTTAGTTAAATATTTAACATTTGCAACAAGCACAGGACTAATAAATGAAAATCGATAATATTGTTATAGTAGGAGGCGGAAGTGCGGGATGGATGAGCGCCGCAACTTTTGTACACTTGTTTCCTTACAAAAAAGTTACACTAATCGAAAGCCCTGACGTTCCTACCGTAGGAGTGGGAGAAAGTACGATCGGTGGAATACAAGATTGGTTAACATTATTGGGCATTAAAGATACAGACTTCATGGAAGCGTGTGATTCTACCTATAAACTAAGTATTAGGTTTGAAAATTTTTATAAAAATGGTGATGGAGGATTCCATTATCCTTTTGGAGTACCATATCTAAAAGGTACTAAAGTCGGAATGAACGACTGGCACGTTAAAAAGGCTCTGATGCCAGAAACTCCTAATAGCGAATTTGCTGAAGAATATTATCCTTTAATGGCATTAGTTAACGATAACAAGTTCTGTAAAGAAACTATTAAAAAATTGCCCGAAACAACGCTACACCATGTTGCATTTCACTTCGATGCGGCAAAGTTTGCTATATGGCTTAGAAAATTTTGTGAAGAAGATAATTTTAATTTTATACAATCTAATGTTGTAAACATTAACTCTGACGAAAATGGAGTGACTGATCTTTTATTAGAAAATGGTACTACTGTAACTGGTGATCTGTATATCGATTGTACTGGGTTTAAGAGTTTGTTGTTAGACAAGACTATTAAAGAGCCGTTTAACAGTTTTTCAGACATACTGCCTAATAACCGTGCGTGGGCGACAAAGGTACAGTATACAGATAAACCAAATCAAGTAGAGCCGTTTACAAATTGTACAGCACTGGGAAATGGTTGGGTATGGAATATACCTCTATGGAGCCGAATTGGTACAGGGTATGTGTATAGTGACAAGTATACTACTCCAGCAGATGCTAAACAAGAATTTGTTGATCATTTGAATAGTAAAGGTTTTGATACTTCTAACTTAGAATTTAAAGACATTACAATGCGTATAGGAATGCACGAGCGCATTTGGGTGAAGAACGTATGTGCAATAGGCCTTAGCGCAGGGTTCATTGAACCCCTAGAATCTAATGGTTTGTATACCGTTCATAGGTTTTTAACACATATCGTAAGAGCACTATCGAGAGAACGTGTTGGCCGATTTGAAATAGACTCGTTTAATCTTGCTTGTAAAAAGAATTTTAGAGAATTCACAGAATTCGTTGCTATGCACTACGCACTGAGCGTTCGTGACGATACAGAATACTGGAGAGCTAATCTTAGAAGATGCTATTCAGAAACATTACCTACTTTTCAAACAAGTTTAGTAGACGAATTCAAAAAAAATGCCATAGCAAGATATAATGATTTTGCTATGCCAGATACGTTTGGCGGAATGAATTGTATCGGAGCTGGCATGGGCTATAATCCCTGCGACATAATTACTCTCAGAGCGTATAATCCCGGTGCTAGAGATTACAAAGAATTTTTAATTCCTAATAACAATAAATTGTCTTGGAAAGAATTGGCTAAAGATGCTCCTACTATGTATGAATTCTTAGCAAAAAACATTTATAAGGAAACTGTATGAACATAGTAATTGTCGGAGGAGGCACAGCAGGTTGGCTAGCATCTTTGTTTGTTAGCAAATACAGACCCGGCGAACACAATGTAACGGTTATTGAAACTTCCGAAATTCCAGTAGTAGGTGTAGGAGAAAGTACTACAGGAGTATTCACCGACATATTAACAAATCATCTGTGGGATTTCGGTTGTGATCATGAAGAGTTCATAGCAGAAACTGGTGCTACATTAAAATACGCCATTAAACATACAGGTTGGACTAAGGATATAAATCAATCTTATATTGCTCCTTTGGACGGTACTGCTACTGCTACTAGTACACCCGATGCTTTGTTTTCATGGGGTGTAAACAATTTGTCAGATAAAGATCTTATTAAACTTTCTAGATTAGGCTATTGGATTAATAACGGGCTTTCTAACTTTGATTTAAACAAGGGAAAATTTGAAGATATTCGTCACGCCATGCACGTAGATGCTCACTTAGTTGGAAAATATTTTAAAAAAATATGTCTCAAGAGCCCGTATGTTAAACATATAGACAATAAAATTACTAATGTAAATGTTGGCGAAAATGGGTTCATTAAAAGTGTAACATTAACCGATGGCACTAACGTAGAAGGCGATTTTTTTATTGACTGTACAGGGCTTTCTAGATTATTAATGAGTAAGATGCCTAACAGTTGGGTTAGTTACAGGAAGCATCTTCCTATTAATACAGGAATGCCATTTTTATTAAAATACAAAGAAGGTGAAACTCCTGCTCCTTGGACTCATGCTTGGGCACAAAAATGCGGTTGGATGTGGCAAATTCCTTTGATGGATAGGCTCGGGTGTGGATATGTATTTTGTGATAGTTTTACAACTCCTGATCAAGCTCATGCTGAGATAGAACAAACATTAGGGTGTGAGATAGAACCAGTTAAACTTATTAAGTTTGAATCAGGAAGACAGGAAAAACAATGGGTTAATAACTGCCTTGCTATCGGGCTGTCTGCGTCATTTATCGAGCCGTTAGAAGCTACTAGTATTCATGGTACTATTGTAACTCTTAAAAACTTTGTATTCGAATATTTAAAACCTACAATGGATCAAACAGTAAACACGGGAAGCATGAATACTTACAACGCAAGATGTGCGTATACACACGATGAATTCATGAATTTTGTAAACGCACACTATATGGGTGGAAGAGATGATAGTGAATTTTGGAGATATATTGGCACTGGTGTAACTAAGACTGATTATGTTGCTGATCGATTAGAAATGCTTAAATCGAGAATTCCTACATTACGAGATTTTCCTGATTACTGGGGAGGCACCGGATGGTCATTATGGTCCTGGGTGTTAAATGGTATTGGCCATATAGATAAAGATATAGCAAAACAAGAAATTAATATGATAGTGCCCGGAGAAGATGCTCCGCTAAGTAATATAGCCGCTCAGTTTTATTATAATAGTCAAGACCAGTTTATTAGAGAAAGTAAACAACACGCTACATATAAAGAATTTATAGAATATTTTAGAAATATTAGGGCAAAAAATGGATTATAAAATATCTAATATCGCCGATGAGATTTTGATTATAGAAAACGTTATTCCTAAAAGTTTTCAAGACGGCATAATTGATAAATTACAAGGAGAAAATTATTTTCCCTGGTTTACTATTCACAGAGTAGGTAATCCATTAGCATTTCCAAGGGGAACAACTCCAGTATATCCTGATAAAAATATCACAGATGATGTAGGGCTATATCATTTAGCATTTGACTCTGAACCTAAATCAGTACATTTTGATTTTTTTAGGATGGTATTAGAATTCTTTTCAGAAAAAACTGGAATTAAAATAGGAAAATTGATGCGTATTCGATTAAGATATACACATCCTAGTATAGCGCACGATGATACAAAGTACGCGGCACCTCACGTAGATTTTAGTACGTCTGCTCCGTACTCTACATTAGTATATTATGTAGATGATAGCGATGGTGATACAATTTTATTCGATAAAATGTATGAAACATCCCAAGGTCCATTTAATCCGTTATTCGAAGAACCATTAACTGAATTGTTGCGTGTTACTCCGAAAAAAGGTGTGGGATTATTTTTTAATGGGCACAGATACCATGCTGGAAATTATCCTATAAAATACAGCACAAGAATAGTAATTAATTTTGATTTTGAGACATTATGAAATATAAAAAGATAGAGTTAGAAGACGGCAAATTTATTAAAATTTACGACGACGTATTTCCATACTCTGATATGAGCCATTTGTACGAAATGGCTCGTAGATCTAAATATACTTTAGACAGAACTGCTGCACATACCGTGCCTGTAACCGAGCAATTTAAAAGTCTTAAAAGCGATTATAGTGTGTACGATCTATTATGGTCAAACTTTTTTGAAGGACCTGCTACTGATCCTATAAAACAAGAAATTATTGAAAAGAATCTTAGATTACATCGTGTATACATTAATCTATCAACTGCTCAAGACATATATCATTATCATACAGATAGTTCAGTACATGAAGATATATCTTTATTGTATTATTTTAATTGTAAATGGGAACAGCACTGGGAGGGAGAAACACATTTTGCCGATCCGCACTCTCGGGAACTTGTATATAGTTCTGCTTTTATACCTGGTAGAATTGTATTATTTTCAGCTACAATCCCTCACAAGAGTTCACAACCTTCGTTCACTGCTCCAGAATTTAGATTTGTTTTTACAATGAAATTTTCTTCTAAGTATCATGAAAATTACAGAGCAGATTTTCCTATAGCAGATACATTTATTAATCATAAAGTAGATATATCTGATTTTGAAAAAGAAGCTATTGCTTTTTTAGCAAATTACACACAAGGTATGAATCATAGTGGAGGTACGTTCTTTAATCATTGCTATAATACATATAAAATATTAAAAAATCAAAATAAACCTTTATATATTTGTCTTGCTGGATTATTTCATTCTGCTTACGGCACCGAATTTATAGAAGGGTTTTTTAAAGACAGAGAAATATTACAAAATGTAATTGGCGAAAAAGCAGAAGCTGTAGTTCATAGATTCTGTAGTCTAACTGACAGAGATAAGGAACTATTAGATCCAGCTTGTAAAGATATTGAATTAATTACTATTGCTTATGCCAATGTTCTTGAGGAAAAATTTAGAGATTTTGCTTCTGATCAAGAAGTTATCGACTATAAAAATAAATTAGAAGAAGTTAAAGGATAACGAAATTCTTCTAGAATCTTCTTCATTAGTCAAATTTTGCTCGACATAATGATTAGAATGTCCGGGAAACATAACTAATTTACTTTCTTCAGGTATCACCCAGTGTTCAGTGTTTACTCGAATATTATCAATTTGATGGCCTTCTTTTACACATTTATCTAGTATAAAACTCATACGATCTATTTCGTTTTCGGCCCTGTTAAATACTAACTTTCCGCTATCTTTTGGAACTCGCATATAATAGACGCCTGACAAATAAGAGTTAGGATGCGAATGTATTGTATTATAGCTGTATTTGTAATTTACATTATACCAATAACACACTCTATCCATAGAATCTGGATATTTTACATCTCTAGCAATTTGTTTTGCCATGGGAATTATCAAAGTTTCAAACAATTTAGCTGTTTCATCGTTGTCGTATTCGGGTCGTTTTATAGTAAAAGACTGGAATCCTCCCGAATTACTTCGATGATTAGAAGGCTGTGTACGTTGTATTTCTTCAATACTTTGTATAATTTTTTTGTTGTCAATGTCCGTAGCATAAGTAATAAAACAAGATGACAGGAACATTGGAGATTCAATGATTTCGTTCATGGCAATATTTATAAACACAGATCAAACGCATGAATAAACTAGAAAAAATATCAGTAGTAGGCGGTGGAACAGCAGGCTTTGTATCCGCTTTAATTTTAAAAATTCGATTCCCACATATGAAAATCGAAGTAGTTCGTTCTACTAAAATTGGTACCATTGGGGTCGGAGAAGGCAGTACCGAACATTGGAACGAATTCATGAGCTACATTGGTGTTAGCTATCAAGAATGTATACGAGCCTGCGATGCTACATTTAAAGCCGGTATTATGTTTAAAGGTTGGAGTAAAGATGACTACATGCACAGTACCAGTCCTGACCTTGAAAAGAAAAACGGCGAATCGTTATTCATATACAATAAAGTCATTGGTGAAAATCTTCCTAAACAATTTTTAAATCCGGCAGGTAACTGGGATAATAAGATATTTGTAAAAGATACTCAGCAGACATGGCCGCCTTTTAATCAATATCATTTTAATACTCAAAAATTAAATGATTTTTTAACTAATATTGCTCTAGCACGTGGTATAGATGTAATAGATGATGAGATAAAAGATATAGTGTTTAACGATCAAGGAGAAATTGTAGACCTTATCGGTGAAAACGGACACTATGCTTCAGACTTTTATATCGACTGCACAGGCATGAGACGTGTATTGATATCTAAAATGGGTGCTAAATGGCAAAGTTATAGTCAATGGTTAAAAGTTAAATCGGCTATTGTTTTTCCTTTACCCGAAGAAGAAGAATTAAAAATGTATACAACTGCCCAAGCAATGGATTATGGTTGGATGTTTAATATTCCAGTTTGGGGTCGTAGCGGAAACGGCTATATCTTTGACAGTGATTATATCACAGCAGAGCAGGCCAAACAAGAAGTTGAAGAATTTTTAGGCAGAGAAATAACAGTAGGAAAACAGATTGATTTTGATCCAGGTGCTTTAGATCGTGTATGGATTAAAAATTGTTGTGCTTGCGGACTCAGTGCTAGTTTTGTAGAGCCCTTAGAAGCTACTAGTATTGGTAGTAGCATACGACAAATATTTTTACTAATGCATAGATTGCCTAATTATGATGAGCAAACTATAGAAACGTATAATAAAGCCGCAACTGATATATTAACTAATATTAGAGATTTTGTAATATTGCATTATCTTACAGATAAAACTAATACACCATTTTGGAAAGATGTATCAAATATAGAATTGCCAGACACTTTACAAACATTGTTACAACGTTGGAAAAAGAATCTTCCAATGACCGATGATTTTAGTTACCAGACTATGTATACTATGTTTAAGGCTGGAAATTTTTCACAGATTTTGTACGGGTTGGATTTCTTTGATACAGACTTAATTAAACGTGAGTGGGATATGATGAATCCTGAAATTAAGAGATATGGCGAGCATGTGTTTAATTTTATACATAATAAACACAATAATGAACCAATGTATACTCATAGAGAATTTATCGGTATGATTCGTCGAGGCGAACACTAATTAAAGAAAAATACTTGATTAATCCTCTTTAGATTAAAAAAAGTATCATCTTCTATACTCATTCCGTGTATAAAATGAGCACCGTCAAATAAAACTAAACGATTAAATTTTGCTTCTAGTGTTTTAATTACACGATATTTGCTACGAGATCTCCAAGGAGCGTAATGTTCAGGAGTATTGTTTATGTCTCTATCAATTTGTTCGTATAAATTAGTGCCTAGAAAATCAAAAGTATTTAAGTATACAATGCCGTTATACCCATAATCAGTATGCGGGCACCAATAATTATTTTTATAATCATTAAATTCCTTGTTAAAAAGTTGTATACAGTTTGTAACTATTTTTTCAGAACTACTAATTGGTTGTCCGCACAAATTAGATAATAATTTTTCAGCGTCAACAACTCCAGTATCTTTAAAATCGTGTCGCTGATCAATAAAATGTTCGCCATTAAACGATGGGCGGTCTTCTGCTTTCCACAATTTAGCCGGCACATCTATAAACAAGTGAGCGGCTATTTCATCCGGATATTTGTAAAAATCGTCTATTATATAGATTTTAGAATTATCAAATATTTCAGTTTTAATATCAAGATTGTCATTAAGCTCAAATAAATTAAACATACTAGCCAAAATTCATTGATATAGATATTCTAGGAGTGATATTTGTACCAGGCTCTACCATGTGTCTAAGATAAGATCTGAAAATAATAACACATCCTTCTTCTGCTTTATAGTGTATACGCTGATAACTTAATGGACTATCATGTTTGATACTCTTTAAAGGCATCATATCGGGTTCTTTAGGATCTTCAAATAAAATTCGTCCAGAACCTTCTGGCGCAGAAACATAGTATACTAGACTAAAAATACTTCCGTTATGTGTGTGAAATTCTTGAAAATTATTACTGTCGGCAACATTTATCCATGCGTGTTGACATTCATATATACCATCGCATCCATGTTTTCTAGCAAATGAATTTACACGATCAGTAATTTTTTCTACTAGTGAGGCAAACATAGGGTCCGATTTAAGGTAATATTCTCTAGATTCATGCGTAGTGTATGTACCGCCTTGCCAGTTATTATGTGCGCTAGGTACTGTAGTTTTTAAATTTAGTATATAGTCAGTCCATAGTTTATTTTGTTCAGCTGAAAACAATTCTTTTTCACTATAGATACTTACGGGAAACCACATTTCAACATTCATTTGGCGCTACCTGTATATTAAATGAAATAGCAAACCTATCTTTATTAGATAAGTTAACACCCACAGCGTGTTGCAAATATGATTCAAACATAATCATCTTGCCTTTCTTGGGAGTAAATTTAACTGTTTCAAAATTATAAAAATTGCCGTCTTGTTTTAATACTCGATTAACATAGGCTAAATTTTGTGTTTTTAATGGAACAGGATTAAAGAAAGTTAAATCTCCACAATTATCAGCAACGTCTAAATAAATCACTCCGCTTAACAATGCTCCAAAATGTTCGTGTTTGTTAAATAGCGAACCTGGCGGATTTAGCTGCATCCATGTTGTAATATTAACGTGACATTCGGGGTCTATACCTAGCAATTTTAAAAATTGCCTAGCTTCGTCATTAATTACAGCCATTAACATTTTATCATTTAACTTGCCAAGTAAATCCTGTTTATCATCGGCATAATATGTAGTAAGAAGACTGCCTTCATCTGGTCTTCTTGATACATATTTTTTATTATTTTCGTCCATTAAAAACTCTTTTAGTTTATTCATGGTGTTGTCTATGATCTCTTCTTCGATCATTATAGTTGCTATTGGTACTGGAAATAAATTGTCTACTATCATAATGGATCTAAATTAATATTAAAAATAACACGTCTTGTACTTTCTATTGGATTCGCGGCAGTGTGATATTGAAGGCCGTTAAATAGTACTAATCTATTAGCAACTGGCTTTATACGCTGTTGTGTTTTAAACAAATCTTTTTCAGGAAATCCAGTAAAAAATTCTTCAAAAATTCGTGTGTCGCCATCACTATCGTTGAGATAATAAATTATAGTATCGTGCGGATAAAAATAATCCACGTGTGGCAAGTTATAATATTCTTCTTTCCAGCCAACTCTAGGATGTTTCATGCTAAATCGAGCTCTGATTAATTTTTCATGAGTATATCCAAATTCTCTAGCCACACATTCAAAAAAAGGCCTACATTGTTGAAAGAAAAAACTCATGTTTGAATCTTCTCTATCGTATGTTCTATGATTAAAACCGTCTGTTTCTTTGGCTAAAGGATCTAAGAAATTAAACTGGCCTGGTGGTAAAGAAACTTGAGCAGAATAATACCAGGGAAAATCTGCAGACAATACTTGATTCTGAAGTTGATCAAATAATGGTTTAGGCAAAAAGTTATCTTTTATTATCATGGTTGATTATTTATGAAATATTCTGGCACCCTTGAAAATATCATAAGTAGTTAATATGGATTATGTAACTATACCTTTATTTTCAACTCCTGTCTATTCTACTAAAATAGACGTAAGTTCTTGTCCAAATTTAGAAAGCGTCGACTGGGAAGAGAGTCATGGGCATCACATGAGTCGGGATAATTTTTTACTGGATCAAACTGTTTGGCAATCTTTAAAAACTCAAATCATGTTTCATATGGAGCAGTTTTTTTATCGAGAACTACGGGCAAGTCCAGACTGTAAAATCAATATGACTACTAGTGTGGCTAATAAAAATTATCCTGCTCAAGCTCACCCAAGGCATTCACACGCTAATAGTATAATAAGTGGATGTGTGTATTTTGATTATCACCCTGCTAAGATTAGATTTGTTCGCAGATCATATAATCAAATCAAATACGATATGACTGACTATAATTATTTTAATTCAGAAGTATGGGAAATCGCGCCTGAACCTGGGTTGTTATTAATGTGGCCTAGTGAACTGGAGCACGAGGTAGAAGCGGCAGATGCTAATACTCCAGTTCGATATAGTATAGCATTTAATTCATGGTTAAGCGGTGATGTAAACACTTTTAAACTAGCACTTTTGAGACTCTAATATGTTTGATATATTTTTTAAAAGAAGTAAAATTGTTGTAGATTGTTTTACAACACATCCTAATTCTTATGAGCTTTTTCCTATAAAAGAAGCTAGTAGATTTTTACCTGATTGGTGGAAAAGTTTACCAAATATGTACATGTCAGAAAATGAACATGGTTTAAGAATTCCTCGTGGAACTATGAAACGTTGCGAAGGATTAATAGGACTTTACAATCACGGATTTGTTATGCCGTTGTGGACCGATTTAATTATAGAATCCGACGAAAAAGGATTTGTTTATCATTTTGCTGATAGTTCAGGATCGATAGGTTATCACGATGATAATCAAAGAGGCAACGAATTTAAAAAATATACACACGCTAAGATACACACACCGTGGCGTATACAAGAAAAAACAGGAGTTAAGTTTTTATTTTTACAACCATCGTGGAATATGCCTAATGAAATAACAGGAATGCATACTCCTCCAGGAATAATTGACTTTACTTACCAACACGCAACAAATGTAAATACGTTTTTACTACCCGAAAGAAGATATGAATGGCCGGCAGGCAAACCTTTAGCACATTTTGTACCGTTGTCAGATAAAGAAGTTGAAATAAAATTGCATTTTATAGGCAAAGACGACGCAAATATATCTAGAATTATGGAACCGGGAATGCCTAGTTTTTTATCGTCTTATCAAAAAATTAAAAAAATACAACAAACTAAAAGTAAATGCCCGTTTGGAGGTAAATCATGAAAGTAGAACATATAGTAATTGTAGGTGGCGGAACAAGCGGTTGGATGACTGCGGCATACTTACATAAAAATAATCCAGAACTAGTTGTAACAGTTGTTGATAAAGAAGTAGGTACACCTATCGGAGTAGGAGAAGCTACTTTAATTAATTTTAAAGATTTTTTAGACGAGTGTGGGTTCGATATTAAGGAGTGGTTTCCTAAAATTGATTCAGGTTATAAAGCAGGAATTCTTTTTACTAACTGGACTAAACCGGGTAATGAACTATGGCATCCTTTTTATAAAGGCAATAAAGTATTGCCTGCCGATGCCGAGTATCCTATTGATGTATACGTACACGATTTGTGGACTTTAAATCAAGATCTTGATTTTAAAAAATACACCATGGGCAATTATGACGCTTCTATATATGAAAATAAAGTTGATCCGTTTTTATTAAATGTAGGATACTACGGGTACCATGTAGATTGTGGTAAATTGGTAAAATATATACAGGATAAATTAGCAGAGGCGCAATTTAATCGACTAAACATTATTCGTTCTGATGTTGTAGATATTGTACGCAAAGAAAACGACGATATCGATCATTTAGAACTTAAAAATGGACAAATAGTTAAAGCTGATTTATACATAGATTGTACCGGATTCAAGAGTTTGCTTAGTCCTAATAGGGACCGTGTTGATTTAATGGAACGATTATTTTGTAATACAGCAGTAGTATGCCCTGTTCCATATCAAGATAGAGATAAAGAATTTAAACCATTTGCTGAATGTGATGCTGTAGATCATGGCTGGATTTGGAAAATTGGAGTAAGTAGTAGGATTGGTAGTGGTATGGTGTTTAATAGAGATGTTACAGATCCTGAAGAAGCAAAAGAATACTTTGTCAACTACTGGAATAATCGTATCAGCAAAGACAAGGTTCGTGTAATAGACTGGACTCCTTTTTATAATAATAATCAATGGAAAGGCAATGTTGTACAAGTTGGGTTAAGCGCAGGCTTCATTGAACCTTTAGAAAGTACAGGTATTGCCTTAATTACAACTGGCGCAACACAAGTACATAACGCAATTAGAGAACAATTTTACGATCAAAATAGTACAGATTATTTTAATCAAACTATGAAAATGTATTTTGAGGATTGTGTAGATTTTGTATCCGCTCATTATGATCGTAACGAACGCACAACTCCGTTTTGGAATTATGTAAAAAATAAATTTGTTCCAAGCGAACGTATGAAACACCATTTAGCATTGGTGGGAAAATCAACTAATGCGTTGTCCTATAGAGGAAGATTTAATACAATTTTTAACGGAGTAAATTGGAGTTCTATTTTAATACAAATGGGATTTCCAGTTGCTCCAAGAAATTTACCGATGTCACCTGAATATGCTCGTGAGATTTTAATAAAAAATTATATTCGCAACGAAAAACATCGTAGTGTTGGTGGGTTACATCATAGCAGTGAAGTAGACAGAATATCAGAAGTTAATAACACATGAAAACAGTTAAATGGTCATTTGGAACAGAATCTCGAGAAGAGGGCATAACTCATTCGGTTTCTATAATTCCCTTGATTGATAAAGACTACTATCCATTTGTAAGTTTAGTCAAGGAAGTTAATAAAGTTCGCAAGGGGGAAGTATTTTTAAAATGTCCTGCTAATGCGGATTTTTTAAAAAATACTTTTGGTTTAGTTGCTCCCCACGATCTTACAATTCAAATAGATACTAAAGAAGACGGCGTAGTAGGTGTGTTTTGTGAAAATATTAACCAAAATGTTTTTAACAGACTTATAGATACTAGGTTCTTAGAAAAGGGTGAGAAAGGATCTAGCCCATATCCATTAGTTGGAATAGATTGGTTGTGTACATTTACAAGTGAAGAATCTATGATGGTACAACTACTTCCTGCATTTTTACATCACAATGATTTTACACAAAAGACTTCAATGATTCCTGGTCAGTATGATCCTAGCAAATGGGTAAGGCCTGTAGAACTAGTATTCGAATTTAAATCGCCTTCTGAAAAAGTAGTCATCAAAAAAGGCGACATAATCGCCTATTTTAAATTTTATACAGATGCTCCAATAAAATTAGAACAGCAACCTATACCTTGGGACGATACTATCATGTGTATGAATATTAAAAACAAAGACAGGTGGCGTCCTTTAAAAGAAAGATATAAGGCATTTGCCGAAGCTAAATGCCCTTACAATCCTAATAAAACTTAATATCTTATAACAACAATTCCAGAACCGCCAGATCCTGTTGATCCGTGCTGTGCTCCACCACCGCCACCGCCAGTATTAGAACCTGCAGCGCCGCCATGATGATGTCCACTGCCAGGATTACCAGCGTTAATTGATTGTCCGCCTCCAACTCCATTAATATATCCGTTTGGATATGTTGGGCCGCCATGATAAACGTTGCCGCCTCCGCCTCCGCCAACTCCGCCAGAACCTAAACTTGCTCCATGATGGCTGCCGGCGCCACCGCCGCCTCCCCAATACCATGTGCTACCTAAAATATCACTTGCAGCGCCTGGGCCACCGTTAGCATTATAGTTTGAAGCTCCTTGACGTTCATCTTGTCCACCGCCGCCAGGACCCCCAGCACCGCCGCCAGCTCCACTTGCGTGTTGATTATCACTAGAAGTGTTATAACGAACTCCCGATCCTCCTGGGAATCCTTGTCCTGATGTGCCATCACCGAATTGTACACGTTGACGATTATCTGCTCCGGTATCGCCGGTGTTACCACCGCCACCTCCAGATCCGCCACTATTACCCATTACACCGCCGCCGTATGGATTACTATAACCTTGTGGAGGAGTAGCCCATCCGCCACCAGCACCGCCACCGGTAGCAGTAATTGACGAAAATACGCTGTTAGCGCCATTGTTACCAATACTATTACCGCCTCCGCGACCTGGACCAGCGCCACCTCCGCCAACTGTAACAGGATAAGGAGTTCCAGAGACAACCGGGAATGAACGGTTGAATACAAAACCGCCACCTCCGCCACCTCCGGACCAATCATAACCAGCACTACCGCCGCCACCAACTACTAATACTTGAACAGTACCAGTAAATGCCGGAGTAAAACTTGTCGACTGTACGGTTGTAAACAAGTGAACTACGTTATTATCAATAATTCTAACATCATCACCGCCAGTTCCAATAGCTCCTTGACTAATACCACTAACAGGACGCCAGTTAGTACCATCGTAAAATTCTAACATACTCATGCTAGAATTAAAACGTGTCATGCCTGCTGTTGGACTTGGACGGTTACCAGTAGTACTTGCGGGTAAAGCTAAGTAACCGTCTTGAGAAAAGTTTGTTGTTTGTAACTGTGCCATTTATTGTCTCTTATTAATATCTAATTATAACCATTCCAGATGCGCCGTTACCGCCCGGACTATTACCACCGCCACCGCCACCTCCGGTATTATTACCGCCGGCGCCGCCAACAGTCTGGCTTGGTGCTGGTTGTCCAGTATTAACAGCTTGACCACCACCTAATCCGTATTGTGCTGGATAGTTACCAGGCATTTGTGGACCGCCATGATGGCAAGATCCACCACCTCCACCACCAATTCCACCAGGTCCGCCACCAGCTGGATTATAGTGATGACCACCACCTCCGCCACCACCCCAATAGGTAATATTACCTAGTATATCACTTGCAGCACCTGGGCCTCCCCACGCACTAAATCTATCGTAACTTTGATCAGGAACATCGCGACCAGAACCACCAGCTCCGCCTCCAGCTCCTGACATGTGAGCGTTATCGCCTTGACGATTGTAACGTACTCCACTGCTTCCTGGAAAACCTTGACCATATGTACCGTTACCGCCCATAATTCTATATCTATTATCGTACCCAGTATCGCCAGCATTACCGCCGCCACCGCCTGACCCGCCTGGGCGACCAGTTACGGCAAACCAACCACCGCCACCACCGCCGCCGGTAGCTGTAATAGTTGAAAATACGCTATTACCGCCGTTGCCTCCAGCAGATCCGTATGGACCGCCACCGCCGCCACCGCCTACAGTAATAGGATAAGGTGTGCCAGAAACAACTGGAAAGTTAGATTGATAAATGAATCCACCTCCGCCACCGCCACCACCGTGGCCGCCTGCGCCACCTCCGCCACCGGCTACTACTAAAACTTGTACCGAGCCAGTAAACGATGGTGTAAAACTTGTTGATTGAACTGTAGTAAATTGATGTACAACCCCGCCACTATTACCTAAGTAACTAATGTTGTCACCGCCTGTGCCGATTGTTCCTACACTATAACCAGTAACTGATCTCCAGTTTGTTCCGTCCCAGAATTCTAATAAACCTGGACTATTTGTAGTATTATATCTAAAATTTCCAGAGCCGTTAGATGAGTTTCTAGTAGAGTTGTTACCCGAGGGTAAAGTTACAGCACCAGTAGAGTTTATTGTTGTATTTCGTAATGTTGACATATTTTTCTCTAATTAGTATCTAACAATAACAATACCAGAACCGCCCTGTGTACCGTTTTGAGTATAGTTATAGTTGGATCCACCACCGCCACCGCCAGTATTGGCACCTGCGTTACCCGCATAGTTTGTATCAATTCCTGGTTGTCCTGCGTTGTATGCTTGGCCGCCGCCCATACCGTTACTGAAAGGTCCGTTTGGATAACGTGGGCCACCGTGATATTTACCACTTCCGCCTCCGCCGCCAATACCTCCTGACTCTGCTGTAGTATTGTTACCTTGATAGCAACAACCAGCACCACCACCTCCCCAGTACAAAATACTTCCTAAAATATCATTAGCCGCTCCTGGACCTCCATCCGCTACACGACCATCCCAGCAATAGTCTGGTCCTGGACGACCATTGCCGCCGGAGCCACCGCCACCGCCGGACATATGACAATTATCGCCTTGCTGATTATAACGAACTGAGGCGCCGCCTGGGAATCCTTGACCTGCTATACCTGGAACTGGTTGAACACGGTATCTACTATCTGGGCTATCAACCATTGCTGATCCGCCTCCTGATCCACCAGGCTGTTGTCCTGTGTTTCCTTGTGCTCCTTGGTTATACCAACTACCACCAGCACCGCCGCCGCTAGCAGTTACGCTTCCAAATACGCTGTTACCACCAGGACTGCCAGCATTCGGAAAACTTGATTTTGCGCCGCCACCTCCTACTGTAATTGAAATTGGAGTACCGCTAGATACAGGATATGTACGGTTGTAAATAACTCCGCCACCTCCACCACCTCCACCCCAGTGTGCTCCACCAGATCCGCCGCCAGCTACTACTAGAATTTCTACAGTACCAGTAAATGCTGGAGTAAAACTTGTTGATTGTACAGTAGTATAAACGTGTACAATACCACCAGAAGCACGACTTCCAGTATTACCTACATATTGTATACTATCGCCACCAGATCCAATAGTACCTTTACTAATACCAGTAACTGGACGCCATGTTGTACCGTCAAAATGCTCAATAGTACCAATAGTACTATTGTAACGAGTCATACCTGCTGATGGACTACCGTATCTATCAGCAGTAGGTCCTGATGGTAATGTTAAATTAGTAAACGATGTGGATTGTAGGGTTGCCATTTTTTATTTGCTACCTTTAGTTTTCTTAGCAGTTGTTTTTTGAGCAACTACTTTTTTACCTTTTAATTCGTCAATTTCAGCTTGAAGTGTCTTAACACATTCAATTAGGTAAGCGCTGATTTTTGTATAATGAATACCGTATGGTTTGCCTTTTTCATCTAACGCAACTAAATCGGGAGCATATTTGTAAACATGTTCAGCAATTAATCCTGCTTCGTGCTTTTTATTATCTTTACGATCATATGTTACACCGGTTAAATTTAAAATGGCGTCTAACGCACCCGTAATAGGATTAATATTTTCTTTAAATGCTATACTAGAAGTTTCAACTAAACCAACTGTGTACAATGTTCCGCCAATACCAACACCGCCAGTAAACAATACAGCTTGACCAGCTGTAGCACTTGAACCTTGTGTACCGTTAGTAAATGTTGTTAAACCACTTGATGCTAGTGTAGTAAAAGAACCAGCAGCCTGTGTAGTAACACCAATTGACATGTTATTAATAGATCCTGCTGAAGCAGGAGCCATCGTAACTGCGCCGCTTCCACTTGGACTAATTGTTACGTTAGTATTAGCAGGACTTAATGTAACTGTGCTGTTCGCGGCTAAAGTTGTAAATGATCCACTACCTGGAGTAGTAGCACCAATACTTGTGAAATTTCCAGCGGCTGGTGTAACAACACCAACTGTTGTATTATTGATTGTACCAACAGATCCGGTTGGAGCAATGGTAAGTCCACTACTTGGACTAATTGTTACGCCTCCAGTGCTCGGGCTAAGTGTAACTGCAGCTGTTGCCGATAATGTGCTAGCAGCCACTGGTCCGCCGTTATCTGAAATAACAACATAGTTAGCACCGTCAGATGCTAGCGTTATTGTTCCGCCGGCAGCTAGTGACTGTGTGCTTGCGTTGCTTGATCCTGGTCCTTTAAAACTTCCATTTGGTGATGTAAGTGTAACTGCGCCAGCAGTCGCATTATAGTAACTTTGAGTCTGGCCGTAATATACGGTAGGATCTGGAATAGTCACCGCAGATGTTGTACCAGTGAATTCTGTGAATAAACCAACCGATGGAGCGGTGATTGGACCAGCCGCATTGCTCGAAATTGTCGAAGTTGGTAATACTGTATTATAACGTGCCATATTTTAATCTCTCTTATACTAATTATGATGTTGAAGTTTCAATTCCGTACACGGTAGCGTTTACAACTGAAGCGTTACTACATAACGCTACTACGTTGTAACCAGCTTGTAGTACAAGACCAGTACGTTCAAAAACACCATAACCTACAATAGTAGTTTGCTGTTCGATCCAATCAGCAGTTCCTGGTGTAGTTGTGCTTGAAAGCGCCAACTTAATAGTAACTGCTGTTGAGCTGGTGTTTGTTAACGAAACGTTAAAAACACTATAGTAGCCAGTTGGTACTGTATACAATGTTGTATTAGTTGTTGCCAACTGTATACCAACGCCACCTAAGTTTAATCTTCCTGTTGCCATTTATGTTTCTCCAAAAATTTTATCGTGTGCTAAAGAATGCTAGAGCAACAGGTGCCCCGTCAATTCCGCCTGTAAAGGTCATTTTACTGCTTACATATATTTGATTACCTGCTGTATTACTTATCGTATTATTAGCAATATATATCTGACCCGAAGTAATAGTATTTACGTTCAAACTACTTGATCCGCCACCAATCTGGGCTGTAATATATGCCTTGATTGCTTTTTGCGTTGGTAAAATATTATCACTATTAGCTGTAAAGTAAGGGTCTGTACTAAATTGGGTAATTGTAGCACTTCCTACGCCTAAACTTACCGCGCCCAATGTCAACGATTGTAATCCAGCTAAGTTAAATGCGCTAGCATTCAATGTAGCAGTACCAGTTGACTGTTGAACTCCGAACAAGTTACCAACGTTGAAGTTACCGTCTTGGTCAGTACTTGTAAAGAATGTACGTCCGCCACCTGTATTCAATTCCTGATTGGCTTGAATAGCGTTGGCCGCAATAACATATGGGTAGTTAGTTTGCGTTTGGTTACCTGTACCAATGTACAAGAAATCGTGTCCAGTTAAACGTACTTGGCTATACTTTAATCTAGTTGTGATTAATGTACTATGTGTTGGAGCCAATAACGTTGTCATTGCTGGATTAATTTGGAATGTAGCTGTATAATTTCCAGCATTTCCTAATTGGTTTGTAATCGATACTAATTTATACCACTGAGCACTTCCAGTAATTGTAGCAAATTGTACGTTAGCACCTGGTTGAGGAATACTGTATAATCCAGCTACGTTAACATAACTAGCATTTTGATATAGATCACCATATCCATCGCCAGTTGTAGTTGATGTAGCAGTAGCATTATTAGTACCACGATTAGTAAATGTTGGGTTAGCTAATGCGCCGTCTCCCATACGCACACGAACGCCTGCTGTTGTAACGTGGTTTGGATCAATTTGTGTTACAACAGGTCCAGCGGTATAAATCATGCCAGTCGGACTTGTAGTTGACAATGTTACAGGTGTTGTACTACCTGCGTTAGCAGTAACCTGGAACTGTGTACTTGTAACACTCGAACCAATTACATAATAAGTTGTATTAGTTGTTAAACCTCCGCTACCTACTAAGTTAAATTCAATTGGTTGATTATTTGCCAAACTTGTTGATAAGTTTGTTGTATCGTCAACTGTAATCAAATTAGTACTTGATGTTGTAGCCGTAACGTTACCTTTTGCGTAACCGCTACCTGGTTCAACTAAGCGAATTTCTGTAATACTTCCGCCGAATGCTTTCATACGTCCAGCAGTTGTAACTCCAGTACGTATACTTGCAGCCGCAGTTCCTGAACTACTGCTTACTGCTACCCATAATGGTTGAGCACCAATTACTGAGCTAGATACGTTATTTAGAACTCCAAATGCAGAACCACTCCAGTTAGTTGAACTTGGCATCACGTGTAATGTCCAGTTAATACCGTCTGGGCTTGTAGCACAAGTTGTCGATCCGCTAGCTGTTGCTAAGAACACACCTTCACCGTAGCTAATATTTGTCCAAGTTAAACTGCTTGAAAGGATACTTGTACTTGTACCTACACAGTTTGGAACAGTTGTCCATGCTGAGCTTGATGCTGTACCTAAAGCAGTAATAAATTGTAAGGCAATATAACCATTACTTGCTAACGCAACGAATCTGTTATTACCAAATGCTACGCTTGCCCAACTTGCCGATGAACTTGGCAATGCTCCAGCACTATACCAGTTAGCACTATTGTTTGGAGTGTAACTAGTTACTGTACTAGATCCAGTACTAATAGCAACAAACACACCCGCTCCGTAAGCTACAGAACTGTAATAAGCACTTCCTGATAAAGATGTTATAGCACCTTTAAGTGTTAGTGTGTTAGGAGTATTGGAAGCTAACGCAATACCAGTTCCACTAGCTCCACCAACTGCTACAAATGTTCCGCCACCGTAAGCAATCCAGCGTAAACTTTGATTACTTGCGTATGAAGTAGAAGTTAACCAAGATCCTGAAATTCCAGTAGGCGAAGCATAAGCTACAGCATTAGTTGAACTAGATACTGTTGCGAAGAACGCTCCTGAATCTGCTATTGTAATACTTGGTACACTAGTGTATCCATAACCTGCCTGACTTAGCGTAATAGAACTAATACCATTATTAGTTAAAACTGCTGTGCCTTGAGCTTGTGTAGCAACATAGTTTAATGTTGCTGTACCATTTGCTACTCCATTATATGTTGCACTTGTGTAATCAAATGTTGGAGTTGTACTAGCACTGGTAATACCAGTGCTTGCTACATAGTAAATTCTACCTGCGGCAGTTTGAATATACTGACCTGCTGTTACAGAAGTATTTAAAGCAAATGCAGTTGGGTTGATTCCTTGAGGTTGACTAAATGTTACACTAATGTTTCCAAGAGTATAATAATTCTTACCCCAGCTATTCATTGTAACACTTGATACGATACCAGTAACTGCTGATACTGTAGGTGTTCCTGTATATCCAGAACCGTTAATTGATACTGTTACAGTTTGAATAGCACCGTTTAGAACTGTACATGTTGCTGTACAACCTGATCCGTTGCCGCCTGTAATTACAATAGTTGGAGGAGTTGTATAATTATATCCGCCTTGAACTACAGTAATACTAACAATCTGAGTAGCTGTTGAACCTGTACCAATGACTGCTTGAAGCACGGCACCTGTTCCACCAAAACCTCCAACGACTGGAGTAGCTTTAACGCCTTGTCCGCCACCATAAACAACGTTTGTCCAAGTTGTAGAACTACCTAGACCGCCGCCTGCTGTCCAAGTTGTTCCGTTTGAACTATATGCTGTTGCAGATCCGTTAGAGGAAACTGCTACAAATGATCCAGCACCATATGTAACACCTGAGTATGCGCCACTTGTTATGGTTCTGCCTGTAGCGGTATATCCTGGAGCACTATATGAAATATGTGGTTCAATAATATAACCAGTAGTCAAATCTAATGTATTTTGAATAGTTGTTCCTGCTACAACATGATCCCATCCTGCGGCAAATGCTACAACACCTGTTGTGCCTGTGCTAGACGCAGAACCAGTTGCTGTAATTGTCACAGCAGGTCCATTTGGATATGTGCTTACTGAGAAAGCAGAACTAGATAAGTTTAATGCTAGTACATAGTAAATTGTTCCAGCATCAATACCGTTAAAACTACTGCTAAATGTAATACCTTGTCCGGCTGATAAAGAGTTAGTAGCAGTAATTAAGTTATTTGTAGTAGCGGTTGCTGTAACTGTAACCGTTGCTCCACTTACTGCTGTTAAACTAGTTACGCCACCCGTTGCCGAAGTGTATACACTAAATGCTGTAGAAGTAAAGTTTGTACTTTGTACATAATACAATGTAGCTGCACTTGTTACTCCGCTTGTTACTGATCCAGTTAAACCAGCATAAGTTGCACTTAGATAAATTGGCATACCGGCATATAAACTTGCTGTGCTTGCTGTATTGAATACAGTAGTACTTGATGAAGTAATCAAGATTGGAGTAAATGAATCTTTAATTACTTGGGCAACTTTTGTACCGTTAGTATATGTAAGAACATTTGCGTATTGCCCAACACCTGTACCAGCAAGTAATTGAACACGCATATTATTATAAGCGTTACTTAATGTAGTATCAGTAGCTGCAATTGTAATGTATCCAGTTGCGCCACCTTGGCTGGTATTAGTTGCTGTAATATAGCTTGTACCACCAACACTAGATTGGCTAGTTGTACCAGTATCAATTAAACGAGTTTCAAATACCGCTGCATCACGGAACTCATCTGCTGTTACCGCTGTATTATAGCCTGAGCCGGCAACAGTAGTTACAGCATTTGTATATGTGCTACCAGCATTAGCATATTCTAAACGTAAAACAGCACTAACAGCATCTGTTACAGTATTAGTAATTTGAGCTGGGTTGTAACGATTATTCAATGTACCAAAGATTGGAGTTTCAGTTGTATCGACACCTTCGGCAACAACACCATATGTTCCGTATGAACTGTTACCGTTGGTAGCACGAATACGTCCACCTAGTTCTGCTAAGTAACCTGCGTAACTATAGTAGTTAAACACTGAAACAAGTTCTGATAACGATCCGGCACCAGTTGTTTGCCAGCCTAAGCCGTCACCGATAATACATGTATAATCGTTAGCAACCATTGAGCGGTTACCACCGGCATGCAATGCTCCGTCAACTTTTGCTCCGATTACAGCATAACCAAACATAGTACAGTTTTGTACATAACAACTTCTTGAGTATACCCAAGCATTTGTATCGTTTGGTCCAAAGCCTGGATCTAAACTTGTATATGCTCCACCTGTTGGACGTTTTGTTCCAAAACTATTTAAAGTACTTGGTAATATACCAGTTAATCCATTCATAGTCATGTTGCGAACACCACAAGCATTGCGTACTAACCACATATTAGATTTTGCGGAACCGTTAACAGCATTTAATAATACTTGAGCGGCTCTTAATGTTCTGTAGTTTCCAGTATATTCTAAATCTTTAATAATAGCGTTTAGATAATATGTAATATCACTTGTAGTACTGTTAACACCAGTAGCCACATGATAGTAATTTACTGTCATTGTTGGGCTTGGAACTGCTGTTAATGTAACCGCTGTTCCTGAACTACCAGTATTAGCATTTAAATAGCCTTCTGAAGTAGTGATTGTAAATGAAGTTGTGCTCGGAGTTGTTAATACATAGTAAACTGTATTAGTAGTAATTCCTCCAGCACTTGTTCCAGAGAACACAACTGGATCGTTTACATTCAAGTTGTGATTAGCACTAGTGTTAATAACACTTGTAGTGATACTACTTACTGTGCCACCAAAATTAGCCGCATAGTAAGCTACAACTTCTGCTGCCAAGAATGGAATGTTAGCACGTAATATTTCAGCACCGTTAATTATGCCTAAATTATCATTGTATGTTGTTGTTCCATTTACTTGCGGAGTAGCATATTGTCCTTGATTTAAATAATTAACAATCAATTGAACACTATTTCCAGCCGATGTTGCTTGTGTACTGTAGCTGGCTAAAGTTGTTGCTATTAAGCTACTTAGATAATACATACTAGCTGTAGTAGCTGTAAGTTCGTAACCTTGTACTTGATAATCTTGTGTACGATTGTACGCACGACCAGCTTGTATACTAGCGTAATTGCTTCCTAAAACAGCATCTAACATAGCTGCCAATGTTACATTATTTGTATCACGTTGAGCGTATGTTGTGTTGTATGTTAAAGCTGGATAGTTAGTATTGATATAGTTTACAACACTTGTTTGATAAGTTGGAATAGCCGCACTTGTTGTAGCATAGGCTGCCAATGCTTGACTACTTGCCCAACTTACATATGGCATATTAATTGTTTGAATAGCAATTGATAAACTTGTACCGCTAGTAAATGAAGTTATAGCACTACCGTTATAGCTTGTAGCTAATGTAAATGTGCTTGTAGTTGGAACACTTACTACATAGTAAGGAGTACCTGAACCAATAATTGTCGATACTAAACCGTTACTTGAAGTCTGAGGAATAATAATATCGCCTACTACTAATCCGTGAGCTGCACTTGTTGTAAATGTTGTACCACTAGCAATAGTTGTAATTGTTGCCGTTAGAGCGCCTGAAGTTAATCCATTTGAAACAAAATTTGTAACCAATGTTAATAGTGTACCAATACGTCCAGTATCGCGCGATGAACCAACATAACCACTAGTTGTTGGTAATACTTGTGTAACTGTACCTTGTAATGGGCTTGCTACAGTTGTTCCAACAACTACAGATTGTGCTAATGTACTTACGTAACCAATTGTTGCCGCAAACGCACTAGTAAATCCCGAAGTAATTTCTGAACCATATAATGCTGAATAATAAGCCATACCAGCATTTTGACTTGCCCAGTTGCCGCCGTAATTCATATCATAATGAACAGCATCTAAAATGTAAGACATATCTCTGTTAGCTTTAGCTACAGAGTAAGCTGGGTTAGTTAATAGGCTTGAATAGTTTGTGTTAAAATATGCGATTGATTCAGCTAACAAGAATGCTCTATTAGATTCAAATAATCCTAATGTAGCTTCTGTGTCAGAATATGTTACAACTTGTATAGCACCAGAGTTAACTTGAGTTACGTTGATAACAATATCATTAGTAGAACGTTGTCCGCCAATGCTATCGCCATATATACGAAGTTTACTACTTGTAGTATAACTAGCACCCGGAGTTGTTACAGTAATTTGATAGTTGTAATAACCATTTCCGTTACTTGCTCTAGTAATTGTAAATGCCGCTGTACCGTCGCCACCGCCTGTTACACTTGCAGCTGTTACACCGGTGTATGTTGCTAATGGAAGACCAGGTTGACTCCATGTTATAGCCATTGGAGCGGCACCGCCTTGTAGATAATTTGTTAAATCATCAATAGTTGTTTGAATCTGTGCTACTGCGCCGCTGGCCGCAATATTTTTCATTTTATAATACATGAAATTAATTGCGCCAAGTGTTGGAGATAATTCACCACTACTTGTTGCACGTAAGTTTGTAGCACTAGTATTGGCACGATTAAACGCACGACCTGCTTGGATAGCATTGAAATTAGTACCTAATACCATATCGTATGCCAAAGCATTAACGATTAAAGTAGCATCTCGATTAATTAGTGAACTATTAGCAAAAGTAACTGATTGATAATATTTGCTTACCCATACAGTAGCATCGCTAGCAATGTTACTTGTTAAAGCGGTAATTGAAGAATATGCTGTTTGTAGTGCGCTACTTGCTCCACTGATATAAGGTGTTACAGTATTATCTGCAGACGCATTATTGATCCAGTTAATTACGTTTTGAATACGATCTTGAGCAAACCCGCCTGCTGCACTGCTACCTGGAGAACCGGCAGTAGTTTGAGTTACAACGTTGCCCGATGTAACGCCTCCATTACTAGCTACTGATAATCCTTGAGATACTAAGTTAATAATAGATTTCAAACGGCCAAGGCCTGCTGTAAATCCAGCAACTTGTCCAGATGTAATTTGTAATTGATACAACGAATAATAAGCAGACCCTGCTACTAAACTTTGTGTGTTTCCACCATAAGTTAAGTCATATAATACACTATCCAAAATATAACGAATATCTCTTTCGCCTAGTGCTGGAAGAGTAATGCTATAATTGTTAGTAATATACTGTAATGTATCTGTGATTAAAAACTTATAGTTTTGTTGAATTTGAGCAACTGCGTAACCATAGCCAGTTGTAATACCAGTTGAATTACTACCTGTTGTAGTAGCATAAGCAATGTTTGTCAACGAACTAGTATTATAGTTTGTCGGCTGTGGCATTACTATTGTTGGTTCGCCTCCTAAACCACTAGCAACTAATTCGTATAGTACGTTAAAACTATTTTGTAAATTTGTAATAGCTACAGTACTTCCTGTCGATCCTGCTGGTAAGCTTCTTACTTGTGCAACTGTGTTGCCAGATGTAGGAGTAATACTAGTATTAGCAATCAAATTAGGTATCAAACTCTTGATACGTGTCATTGCTGTTACAGTTTTTGGAACAACAGTTGCTAATTGTGGATCAGCCGCATATGGTTGAACAACAGTACTACGTAGTTCGTCGCCGACTAACGCAGTATAACTTGGAACATTAATTGGAAGAATTTCATTATATGTTCCAGTCTTAATACTAATTGTAGTATTAGGAGTGATAGCTGTTGGGCTACCAACGTTAGTTCCAGCTGTTAGCGCACTAGTAATATAACTTACCAGCGTAGATATTTTAGTTGTTACACCTGATTCAGCTGTATACGCAGTATTGATTTGTTGTACGCCTTGTGAACCGCTTGATACACCATTCAATGTTTGATAATTTTTTATTGGTGCTGTATTATTCAACACAGCTGGTATTAAAGTATTAGCTAGATAATTTTCGCTATATACAAACGGAGGAATATCGTAGTTATTAACACCTGAAATTAAAGATCCATTACTAAAGAATGAATTTAAATTAGTAATAGTAGCGTATGTGCCGCCACGTGAAATATCATGGATAAATCCAGTGATAATTAATCCAGCATCACGTTCTGTCTTGCTTGCGTTGTATACATAGCTACCAACGTTTGTTGTTCCTGTACCAACTGTAAACAATGAAGGACTTGCTTGGGTAGCAAGCGCATAGCTAGTAGCAACTGTAAATGTTGATGAACTAGGAATAGTTGCTACCCAATATGTTGTACCTGCGCCAATGTTTCCGCTAGATGTTGTGAACGCAATTGGCATACCTTGATATAAGTTTGCTGTAGTAACTTGAGCGGCATTATTTGACCCGCCAACTGTAATAGTTGTTCCGCTTGTACTGGTTACATTAACACTATATTGGTTTAAAACATAGTTGTTTGTTTCTTTCATCAAGAATTGTTTGTTAATTCTTAATAATGTTTTAGCGTTGGTATTTAAATAACCATCTTCAACTTGTTGACAAGCAAAACGAATACTTGCCCAGGGTTTATCAATAGTTGTTCCTTGACCGTTAGTAATTACGTCAGCACCGTTTGTAGAAACAAACACAATGTTATTAATCTGACCATAATATTGCCATGCTGGAACATTATTATTTACACGTAGAACTTGTCCGTCTGTACCAATTGGCAAACGTGTTGGACCGTTAGCGCCATAGTAGAACATGTCACCTGTTGTAGTTAGTACTGCTTGCTCAGTACCAGATGCTAACAAGTTCCAATATGTACCTGTTGTATCATTATCTGGTCTACTTCCTGAAGCTGCAACGTGAGCCAAAATACAGATATAACTACTTACACCCCATAGAACAACGTCACCAGATACATAAGTGGTTCCAGTTGACCATGTACTGCTGATACCAGTTACGCTAACTTGTACAATTCCACCAGTACTTACACTAGTAACAGTAAGTGTAAGATCGTTAGCTGGGCTAATTCCGCCTAAACTTGATCCTAAAATTTTGATAGTATCGTTGAGAGCATAACCAGAACCTGCTGTTGTTACAGTTACTGAATAGGTAGTATTTTTTGCTAGGACTGTAAATTGTGCGCTTGAACCGCCGCCAGATGTGCTAGACTGAGTTACCCCTGTATAAGTTCCTTGTGTTGGATTCCATTTTAGTCCAGAGTTTAATTGACTCCAGTATGTTGCGTATGGAGGACGTGGGCTAGCAGTTAATGTTAAACTTAACCCTGTTGCTGTTCCTACTGTAAATTGACTGCCGCCGACAGATGTACTAATTACAATACTTGTTGAGCTTAATACTAGTAAAACATAGTATGTTGCTGTTGTTGATAATAAACTAGATCCAACAGATCCTGCGAATGAAACCGGAATACCAACTGGCAAGTTAGTAGTTGAACTAACCGTGATAGTATTTGAAACTGCGGTTGTTGTTACATTATTATATCCGCCAGCTGGTGGATTTAAACTTTGACTCAATATAAAATTAGGGCTTGTTCCAGAAACAATATAAGTTCCAGTAGGAATATTTGTTCCGCTAATTACTGCTCCTATCGAAGGAACTGTCCCGCTGACATAAGTCATCGCATTACCAGATGGATAATTTGCTACAAAAGTTACAGAAGAATTTGTAGTCGCTGTTGCTGAAACCGATACAGGTCCGTTATCGGCAATAGCCAAATATGTGTATCCATCATTGCGAACTACGCTACCAACTTTATAACTATTTGCGCTAGACCAGTCTCCTTGGAAACTAAATCCAGTTGTAAATGGCTGCCAGTAAGCAGTTTGTGTTGATGGTATTTGATTAAGACCATTTTGAATAGCAGTATATGTATAACCACCATAGGTTACTGTATCACCAACAATATAGTTAGTAGTTGAACTCCAAGAATTTTGGAACTCAAAACCGTTTACAAAAACGCTAAATTTAGTATTGTCAAGAGTTGTACCTGTACTTGTGTGTTGTGTTGTACAAATCCATAAATCAGCACCATATGTAACAACATCGTTTATACGATAACGTGTGCTAGTTGCCCAAGTACCTTGATAGATTATACCAGCATTAAAAGTATCCCAATTGCCTTGATTGTTTTCTAGACCAAGTGCGATTGTCGATGCCGATACGTGAGCGGTATTACATAGATATGTGTAGCCGCCGTAAGTGACTAAGTCACGAGCTTTGTATCGTGTATTAGCTGTCCAGCCTCCGGCAATCCAATTAATATTCTGAGCAAATGCTACCCAGTTGCTTTGATCTTTTTCAAGACCTAACTGGCTTGTACCAGAAACTGTGCCTAATGTTCCAGCAGTATATGTTCCAGTTAACGCAAATGTAACTTGTGTTGTTGAGCAACTTACAACTGTAAATGTTGTATTAACAGTATTAACTGTACCACTAGTACTAGTTGGACTAAATCCAGCTAGTGTGATTGTTGATCCGACCAAAAATGGCTGTACTACTTGTGTATTATAAGTCAGGGTAGCTGTGCCTGTTGATACAGTAAACGCTGTGGCTGTTAATGTAGCGGTAGAACTAGCACTAGTATGAGGTGTTGTACATTGATAAACAATGCCTCCATATTGTACTTGATCGCCTAGTTGATAATAAGTTGCGTTAGTCCAAGTTCCGGCCCAACGACTACCATCGGCTACCAAATTCCAATATGGAGTTATATTGTTTAAATCTGTAGCAAATAAACTTGAACTTGTATTGCTTATAACGCAAATATAAGTCTTTCCGCCTACTGTTACTACGTCATCAACCACATACGATGTGCTTGGTTGCCATGTACCTTGGTACACAAACTTAATTCTACCTAGTTTAAATTCAGCCATTTTATTCTGTTCCTCTGATAATATTTATCTCTATTGCTTATATTAGTTTTTAGTTGTTGCCGAAACCAAAACTGCTCTTATGGCTATTATTTCTTACAAAGAAATCTAAAGCTGCCATATTTCCGTCAACCCCGCTAGCATTAATATACACCTTATTGAGCATCTTAATGTTTGATCCGCTAACACCGTTAGCTATGGTGGATCTTATATAATTTGGACCACCAACAATAACAGTACCTGCTGTTAGCTGTCCAGTAAATGTATTCGATCCACCTTGACTTAAACGACTTGTTAGATATGCTTTGATAGCTTTCTGTGTTGGTAACACTGAATCACTGTTAGCAGTAAATGTCGAATCTGTACTAAACTGTGTAACTGTTACACTAGATCCGCCAACACTAATACCACCTAAGCTCAAGCTGTTCAAACCACTTAAACCAAACTGGCTGGCGCTCAATGTTACGATACCAGTTGCCTGTTGTACTCCAAATAATCCACCAACTTTAAAGTTACCATCTTGGTCGGTACTTGTATAGAAAACACGACCAAAGTTAGCTTCAACTGTTTGATTGCTTGGTGTGCTGGCATAACCGCTTTCTGGGAATCCTGGATAATTTGATTCTGCCTGATCACCATAGCCGATATTTAAAAAGTCATGGTTGGTTAAACGTGCCTGACTGTATTTGCTACGAATACTTACGGCAGTTCCATTAGCAGTACTATTTGCTACGCTTACACTTGGACTAACACTAACATTAGCCTCTAGTAATGGAACCACTGTATTAAACACAGCATAGGCGCTAGTTACTTTATAAACTTGGCTCACACCGTTAATTGTTAAGTTATCACCAGGACTTGGTAGTCTTGATAAATTGTTAATAATAATACTTAAACCTGTTTGATATGTATCTGCGAATCCATTACCTGTAATAACAACTTGTGTACTTGCTGTAGTATATCCAATACCTCTACTATAAAATGTAGGACTACTTAAAACTCCGTTGCTTGTTCTTGGATTAACTACAGCTAGAGTAGTTACGTTTGGATCTGAGAATGTAACAGTTGGGGCACTAGCTATACCATTTGAATAATAACCTGAACCAGGTTCCCATTCGTTAATATAGTTGATAACACCTGAGTTTACTGTTGCTCGCCCTTTTGTCAAACAACCAGCAAAAATATTAGTCACAGTTGACTGACCTGCCATTGAAATAAACACACCGTTGTTGCTTACACTGGTATATCCAAAACAAACAGCATTGTATCCGTTATTAGATACAGTTTGTTGAATCCATTGAATTCCGTCTTCACTAGTATAAGCTGTAGTTGAATTATTATTCAACGCTAAAAATACTCCTTGGCCATAAGTTACAGATGTTGCTGTTACTGGAATATTACTTGTATACCATGTTGATCCATTAAATGTATAAGCAGTATTTTGAGATGTATTAGATACTGCTACAAATATGCCTTGGCCGTATGCTATACTGGACCATGCTCCGGCAGGAATAGTACTTGAAACCCATGTGGAACCATTTGTACTATAAGCTGCCGAAGTACTTGTTGGAGAATAGAATACATAATTGCCAGCACCAACTACTGTGAAATTATTACTTACGGTAATAGTTCCGCCAGATACATTAGTTACCGTTGTTCCAGAAGCTAAACCAGTTCCAACTACTAATTGTCCTATAACAATGCCTGTAGCGCTTGCTACAGTAAAAGAGTTAGTAGTAGCTGAGCCACCACCTGTAAGAGCTTGAGTAGCTACGGCAGCTCCGGTACTAGATACTGCTACAAATAAACCATTACCATAGGCTATACTAGACCATGCCGCTGTACTTGGTAATGTACTTGATGTCCATGTAGCACCATAATTAGTACTGTAAGCTGCACTATTTGTGCCTGTTGCTAAAGCAATAAAAATTCCATTGCCGTAAACAACGCTACTCCATGTTGTAGCACTTGGTAAAGAATAGTTTCTCCAGCCTAAGCCGTCAGATTTACTAACTGCTACTACACTATTTCCACTACCACCCGAACTGATTATCACCCAGTAACCGTTACCATAAGCAACACCAGTCCATGATCTGCTAGAAGGTAATGCTAAAGATGACCAGTTTGTTCCATCTGTACTATAAGCACCTAATGTATTAGTACTTGGCAATGCTACAAAATATCCGTTACCATATGCTACAGCAGACCAAGATGTACCCACTCCTAGACTTAAAGGACTGTTGGCAGCCGCTTGTGAGAATGGAGGAGGTGTATAAATTGTTCTTGGTTCAATATAGTATACAGAAGTATTATCAAGAACACTTTGAATTGGAGTGCCTGGGTTAATATGATCCCATCCTACCGCTGCCACGTTCATAGATCCTGTTTTAGTTATTAAGCTAATTGGGCTTGCGCTAGTTGACGAGCCAGATATTGTACCAGTTGTCGATGACACCGTAAATGTTGTTGAGCTAGGCAACGACTGTACATAGTAAGTCTGGCCTAGAGTTACACCGCCGTATAAACTTGTAGAGAATGTGCCATTCATTCCGCCAATACTTAATGACAACGCAGTTTTAGTTGCTGTAGTAGTACCTACCATAGAGCCTGTAGTACCAGCTAAGGCAAATGCCGCTGGACAAGTATACAAGGTCATAGAACCTGTACCGCCTGTTAAGTTTATAGCGTTTCCGCCAGGTGTTTGGCTAATTGTAAATGTTGTGCTATTATTAACAACCAGTATGTAATAGTTTGTTTCAGTTTTAATTGAAGCATCAAAACTTGTTCCGACAAATTTAATTGGTTGGTTAATTTGGAATTGGCTTGTATCTGAACATGTAATCAAGTTACTAATAACAGCCGTTGTTGTAACAGTTTGAGTAATTAGACTCGATGCTATTGTAAATTGTGTTGAGTTAATAATATTGCTAATATAATATTTTGTACTGTCTACAACATTATCAAACACAGTATTAGTAAACAATATTGGAGTCATTGGATTTAACAATGCTGTATTTGTAGTAACTGTTAATAGTGGCACGTTTGCCAAGTTTGATCCCCAATAATTATTAGCAGTACCAGATACAGATCCAGGAGTGGTTGTTGTAACAGTAACAGTTACAATAGCTCCAGAGATAACAAAATCATTACTATCAATAATATCTTGAATATAATATACTGTACCAACATTAATGCCTCCCAATGCTGTTCCAGTAAATTGTATTGGATAGTTAACAACCATGTTAGTTGTAGGTCCTTGGATATAACTATTATTTGATGGGAAATTAATAGTCATAGATTCGCCAGTCACAGTTGATAATTGCCATACAGGTCCATATAACTGATTAGTAATTTGAATTGTTTGACTATCAACAACAGCGTAGATATAATAGTAGTAGCCAGTAGTTACTGTACTAAACACTCCCTGACCGCTTGAGCTAAATGTTAACGGCATATTTACATACATGCCTAATGTACTACCAACAGTTAATGTATTAATAGTTCCGCCGGTAGTAGCTGTACATGTTGTTTGTGCTAAACCAGTACTAGTAACACTCGTTGTATAATATGTAGGAATAAACTGAACCGGCATGTTCAAATACATTGTGTTATTATTTAAACCGCTGTTTAATGTAAGATAACCAGTTCCAGAATTTGTACTAGTAACTTGTAAACTTGTAAATGATTCTTTCAGCACATACGCATATTTTGAAGTAAGACCGCTTGTAGCACTATTGAAATAACTAATGTATCCATATTGCCCAGCTCCAGTTCCGCTGTTAACAAACACACGCATACCAGTATAATTACCGTTAGTATTAGTGTCAGATGCTGATAATTGTATCCATTGATTAGATCCAGCTTGAGCGTTGTTACTAGCTGTTAAATAGCCAGCGCCACCAGTTATACCGTTAGAGTCTGTAGCAATACGTGTATTGAACACACTATTACTTCTAACTTCGTCAGCAATAGTTACAACTCCAGTACCAGCACCCGATATATTGAAATTAGCGTAAGCAGTATATTTTGAACTATTTGTAACTTCTTGATAGAAGCTTGGGCTCCACTGACCTGCCCAGGATAAACCAACTCCGTAGATTACATTAGAACCCACACCGCTAGTAAATCCTGGGGCAATAGTGTTCGATGTTCCTGCAATTGTTACTTTGTATATACTACTACCGTAATACAAATATTGTCCTAAAATTGAATATGTAGTATTAGCAGTCCATAATGTAATTGACGATGTTGGCGGAACATTTGATAATTCTACCTGTGATGCGTAAAAATATGTGTACTGTCCAGCAAGTCCAGTATAGCCTCTTGGATATACTCTAAATTGTAGTTGGGTGTTTAGTCCGGTTGTATCGTTTACAGCAAACCATATTCTATACCACCCAGCGTTTGCTGCAGTAGTAGATGTTTGTAAATTGATTGCTCCATATTTTGTTGGAAGATAGCCGCTAGCTGAACTATTTGGAGTAACTACTCCGGTTAAAAAGTTAAAATTAATACTGCTTGATACAGTACTGCTTCCAGAAAATATTGCGTAAAGATCAATACTTGGGCTTGATCCTTTCTTAACTTCAATACTACAAGTATAACTTAATGCACTACCAGCTGGAACTATATTTCCAGTTGTGCCCGCAGAAGGCAAACTAATACTTTGAATTCCAGATCCTGTTAAACCTGTTACATTAATAACACAATTATTAACGCTATCCAGTCCACCTAATTGACTTCCTGGAATGTATAATTGACTACCAGTACCGCCAGCATAAACTGTATAACCGCTACCTGGATTAAGCACAGTAACATTATAGCCTGTACTGGTCACTGTAACTGTAAATGTTGCGTTGGTACCAGTACCGCTAAGGTTAAGCGCACTTACTCCTGTGTAGGTTGTTCCTGCAGAAGGAATACTGATATTTTGATACAAATAACTTCCATCTGTTCCAGAAGTTCCGCCAGTTAGCGTCCATCCTTCTGTTAATCCAGTTGGAGCAACTGTTACTTTAGAAAAAGTAACATTACCGTCACTAGCCCAACTTGCTCCAAGAAAGTTATTACTAAAGTTCAACATATTTGTTGTTGTTGTAGTATAATTACTACCAGCATTAGTATAATCTAATCTTAATAACTGACTATTAGTACCATATGCTTGCTGTACCATTGCCTGAACTTGGCTTGATTGGTTAAAAATTGTACCAGTTGCTGGTGTTTCAGTTACATCGTAACCAGTAGCAATAACACCGTATGTACCATATGAGCTATTGCCGTTAGTAGCACGAATACGTCCGCCAGCATCTGCTAAGTATCCGCTATAACCATAGTATGAGAATACTGACACGGCTTCAGTTAATGCGCTCGGTCCAGTACACCATATACCGATACCGTCATTGACAATGTGTGTAAAATCGTTAGTAACAATAGATTTATTTCCACCATTGTGTAGTGCGCCGTCTACTTTATATGCGGCACATCCGTTACCAAATGCTGTAACGTTTTGAACATACGGACTGCGTCTAAAAATCCAAACACTAGTATCATTCGGACCGTTGCCTGGATCTAGACAAGCAAAACTTCCGCCAGTTGGTCGTTGTATTGTATAAATGTCTGGTGCGCCTAATGTTCCTAATAGTCCAGTTAGTGTCATGTTTCTCAGACCTGTACCATTTCTTAAACGGAACATATCTTTCAAACAATCACCAGCATAGAAATTCATTGATAATGTAGTTGTTGGAGAAATTAAAGTCAATACCTGACCTGTTTGTGTCAATTGAACATTAGAAGCTGTTGCTGTAGCAGGATTACTTATTGTAATTGTATATGTGCTAGCTAGCGCCGCTGTTGTAATTTGTAAAATAGTACTACCTGTAGGAATTCCATTACCAGTTATGCTAGCACCTACTACTAAATTTGTAGTTTGACTAACAAAATTTATAACAGAACTATTAGATGTAGTAGTTCCAAAGAACGTAACTGTTGGAGCTGTTAGTACACTGAAAGTAGTACTAGTTATTGAGCTTCCACTAATATAATAAGTTTGGCCGGCAACAGGACCGCCTTGTGCTGAATATATAAAAGTAGTTGAAATTGTTGGATCAACAAACTGAATAGGCATTTGATCAGTTAATCCAGATGTAGACGATACTACAAATGTATTTGCTGGAGATACATTAATATTCGTAACAGTTCCGGTGATAGTTACAGCAGGTGTAACTACTACTCCACGCAACTCATCGCCAACAATGGCACAGTTTTCAGGAACATTAATTGGTAGTGGTTCGGCATAAGTACCTGTTTTGACAAAAATTGTAGCAGTTGTTCCATTGTTTGCTTGAGGAACTTGAAGAGTGCTTTGTGTGCTTAGAGCAGTAGTAACTATGTTTAATAAAGAAGCCGCTGCAGCAGCCGCACCTGTTTCTGATTGAACAGCAGAAGTATATTGACTAATTACAACTGAATTTCCGTTCAATGATTGATAACTCTGCGTTGCTGGTGTTTGAGGAATACAATAATTTGTTATCAGTGTTGATAAAAATTGTAGTGAACTAACAAAATAACTTATTTCTGCGAGTACTGAATTATCAAACAATGTACCATTACTACCAAAAGCAAAATATGCCAGTGTAGCTGCAACTGTCTGACTATTTCCACCACGGGACAAATCATAGGCTAGCGCATCAATAATATAACCAGCATCTCTAAATGTTTTAGTTTCGTCGAATACTGAACTTGGAGTATATCCATTAGTACTTTGAGACATGTTGTACAACATCCAGTTGTACATTTCAGTTGTTAGCCATGTTTTGTTTTGCTTTAAAACACCTACAGCTATTGGATAATTTGTTCCAGCACCAACGATTTTTGTAGCATATTGGATAGTTTTCCAAGGTTGATCCCAAGTTAGTCCATATGATAAACTATCCTGACCTGTTGTACTACAGACATAGTAAACACTTGGTACAATATTCATTGTACTCCATGTAGGTGTACTACTGATTGATTTCAACAAATAACTTTGTGTTCCAATAGGAATTGCAGCATAGCCCGGGCCAGTTGTATAAGTTTCAATATCACCTAATGTATTCAACGCATTTTTTCTAGCGTGTGGAATATAAAATACCCAATAGGTATTTGTATTATCTTGATCAGGTCTGTTAAGATTTGAAGCTGTATGATTTTGTACGCAAACGTATGTACCATTTTGATAAACAGTGATATCGCCAATTGCATATTTTGAATTACTAGCCCAACGATTGGTCCAAGAAGTTCCTGGAATAAGCATTGACCAACTAGCATAATTTACGCCAACAAAATTAATTGTAGCACCGTTAGAAATAGCACCATCTGGGCCTTTACTTATAACTAATGTTGTTCCATTGGTTACACTAACAACTGCTTGACCCGCTGTAAAAGCAGGATTAATGATATTCATGCCCGGAGCAATTCCAGATGTGCTAGCTACAACTAGTGTTGTACCGGAACTTCCAGAGGCAGTATATGTTGTTGAAACAGAAAAACCTGCTGGATCTGTGCCAGCATTGTCTGCGGTTGCTACATATACTTGTCCATGTCGGCGAACAACTGAACCAATTCTATATTGTCCCGATGTACTCCACTCTCCAGAAAAACTATATCCAGTTTCAAATAGTGTCCAGTTTGTACCATTATCTGTACTAGGAACATTTCCTGTATTATTAACACTGGCACTAATATAACTATAACCGCCGTAGTCAGCAACATCACCTGGTTGATAGATTGTAGAATTTAACCAAGCGCCTTGATATTCTAAGCCTGGAAACCATAATGTCCAGTGAGCTGGTACAAAAGTTGTATCTGTATTATAAGTTGAGCAAATATATAAATCAGCATTTAATTTAACAACGTCACTTACTTTATAACGTGTACTAGATGTCCATGCGCCTTTATATTCAATACCCCGGTCAACGATGGTCCAGTCACTTAAATTATTTTCAAGGCCTAATGCTGTAGTTGCAGCGCTTGTATGATTAACTGTACATTTATAAACAATACCGCCATATTTAACTGTGTCATTAATTCCATATGCTGTATTAGTAGACCAACCGGTATGCCAAGCAGTGAATTCGGTATAGATAGTCCAGTTAGCAGAATCGGAAGCAAATGCTGTACTAGTATGAGCAGTATTACAATAATAGACAATACCACCAAATATAACTATATGATTTAAACCATATGAGTATCCGGTCGTCCAGTTGCCGGCCCAAGTTTTTCCGTCTGTTACTTTTTGCCAAACTGGGTATGGAACAGCATACAGGTCAGTATAAAAGTTTGCGCTAGCCACACTTGGTACTAAACAAGCGTATGCTGAGCCATCGTTAAGAACTACGTCGTCGCGAGCGTAAGTTGTGCCAGATACCCATGTACCTTTCCAGTTAAAACGCAATCTGCCAATTTTAAATTCTGCTGCCATGTCTAAATTCCTTGTATTCTATTACTTATCTTATTATATTGCGCTAACTATTTGAGCCTGCGAATAGTTATAAACTTGATTAATTCTAACAACTAGTTGTCCAGTAGCACTATCAAGATAATAATAACAATTTTTATTATCCCAACGATATTGATCAAATACTAGATTAGGATAAGGACGACTATGATCTGTTGCTAGTCTTCCGTCAAAAAAGTCCACACCGTATTCAAAATTTTCAAAATTTCCAGCATTTGGTCCTGGAACATTAATTGATATACTAGCTGAGGAACTTAATTGGTCAACTTTATAAAAATAAAGTGTGCCATCATCAGCACGTTGTAATCCGTAGAAATATCTAGGGTTACCCTCGCCTAATAAATCATTTAAACTGTATTCATTACCAACATAATATGTCATGATTGTTATCCTTAACTAATTTCAACGTAGCTCATTACCAAATCTAAACTACTAGATTGATTGGAGGTAATAATAACATTTGTACTAGGACCTAATACTAAACGCTCGCCTCCATTAATAACTCTAGCACTAGTATTAGGAGGTATTACAATATTTTGAATATAATAGGCACTAGTGCTAGCTATAGTATCTTGAATTTGTATACTACCCAACAACACATTTGCTGTTGTATTTGTCAAACTAAGTCCAATGACTGTAGTTTTTGCGCTGGCATTTGTGGTTAGAACAGTAGTAGGTGTTGATCCTAGTCCTGAATTTAAAACATTTTTAAAAGCTGTTGTCATCTCTGTTATCCTATCATAAGCGCAGATTCGATACCAATATCAGTTGCATCAGAAAAAGTAACTCCAATACTTGTACCTGCTACACTAATCCAATTTACTCCATTAAACACTTCCATATACTGTAAATCAGTATTGTATCTCATCATTCCAGTTTCACTATATTGTATAGCAGGTCTGTCATTGTTGGTTCCTACAGGAACAACAATTCCATAAGTGCCTGGAAATTTAGCATATCCAGTTCCTGTTTCTACAAAAGTAGTTACAGCATTGGATACTGTGTTGGTAATACTACTACCAACAAATTTCAAATTACCTATTACAATACCGCCGGTGCCCGAAGTTGAAAGATTTATGTCTGTATTTGCCGAAATTGCGCTAATTGTATTATTACTTATCTCTAATTGACTGGAATAAAAATTAGTAGTGTTTACTGTGGTACTAGTTGTGGTAGTGATATAAGCATTGTTGGCGTATATATTGTTCCATTGTAATGTAGCTGATCCTAAATCATAAGAATTTGACTGATTTGGAATTATGTTGCTGTTAACTTCTCCATCGAACGTGATAGTATCAGTATTAGCATTTCCTAGGGTAATATTGCCGTCTGCAGTGATATTTCCGGTCGCATGCAAATTACCATTAACTAGAGTATTTCCGTTTAATTTTACTTGCCCAGTGCCACTTGAATTAAAATTAATATCGGTATTTGTACCTACACTACTGATTACATTAGCAGTAACTTGTAATTGCCCAACACTAATCTTACCTTGATAAACTACACCATTGGCACCGTTCGGTATCAATGTGATTGTGGAATTTGTGCTAGAAATTGTACTGTTGCTAATTGTGATATTAGCAATAGTTGTTGAATTTGTTACTTGAAGATTGGTAGTACGAGTAGTTCCATTGACATCTAAATCGTAGGCTGGCGTGGTTGTGTTAACACCGATACGGCTGTTATTAACATCCAAGTACAGTAGGCTCGTCTCAAAGGCTAAATTTACCCCGTTGCGAAGGAGGTTGTCCTTTAAGAGCGGACCCGAAATTCGACCAACAGCCATTTACGCTCCCGTATACCCCGTGTTTCACGGTTAACCTAGTTTGGATTTCTCCGCATCTCTTGCGAGCTCTTTGTCGGTTTACCACAGTTGAATATCGTAGAACTTTGGTCAAGCTCTACAGTAATAGTATTTATCGGTTCGAGTTATAAACCCAGTACAAGGGCCCAAATTCCGGTTATATCATTAACATCGCTGTTGGTTATAACTTGCGCTGTTCCCCTAACAGGAATCCATCCTGCTGTAGTATCGTAAACTTCAGGATGCCCAGTATCTGAATTGTATCTAGTGGTTCCTTGTTCAGGGGTCACTGGTTGACTGGCATTATTTCCTGCTGGAATTGCTAGACCATTTGTGCCATCAAATTTAGTATAACCACTATCGGTGTTGCCAATAGTCAGTGAACTATTACTGGTGTTTGTTATGTTTGATCCAGTTAACTTGATATCACTATTGGTTAACTGTACTTGTCCAGACCCAGATGGCTGTAGCGTGATATTGTTAGAACTTACACTATTAAAAATACTGTTTTGATTAACACTTACTCCGCCAGCAGTCATGGTGCCCGCAGTCAAGTTGGGTAATTGTCCAGTTGTTATGTTAAGATTATTAGAATAGACGTTGTTCCATTGTAAACTGCTTGATCCTAAATCGTCCACTTGATTGGCGCTGGGCAAGATATCGCTGTTGATTTCTGCTGCAAAATTAATTGTATCGGTGGGCGCATTTCCTAACGTGATATTGCCATCCCAAGTGATATTGCCAGTAGCGTGTAAATTTCCGCTTACCAATACATCAGCATTTGAAACAATCCTGGCATCTAATTCAGGAGCATAATCCACACTGATTATTGTTATGGGCCAAATATTATTGACTGTTTTAGACAACACATTATTGATGATTGGAATTATTATAAATCCATAACTTCCGCTAATTCCAGCATTGGATAACGGAAAAACACTGCCATCGTTAAATATCACTGTGGCAGAATTATTCAGCCAAGTTTCGTCTATGGCCATATCACTAGCTGTCAACAACTGAGTAAATGTCACATATTGATTACCAGAACCAGCATAGAAAGGTAAAGATTTATTGCCTGCTGCATCTTGCTGTAGTACTAGCCTATAGCCAATTTGTGGTGTATAACTGGGGCTTATATTGACATCTGTATTGGATGTGTTGGCACTAACAGCATTGTCTCTAAAATTCAAATTGTCAGTTGCCAGTACATTTTGAATGTTGATAACAGGGTTGGTAGTTTGATCAGGAACAATGTTAATTACATCAACATAATTTTGAATTTGACTGTTTGTGATTTCAAAATTAGGTCCAAGGTCCGCTTGAGTGGTAACTAGTAAATTTGTAGTATTTGTGTTACCGTTTACTAAAAGATCTCTAGTAGGAGCACTGGAATTGATACCTATACGATTGTTAACAACATCAAAATATAGGAGTTGTGTTTCAAATGCGAGATTTACACCGTTACGCTTTAAATTATTTGCTAGTAACGGGCCGCTTATTCTACCTAGTTCTCGCCCCATAGTAGTAGCTTGCCTTTATTGGTCAAAGCCAATTAATGCGGTAACTGTTTTACCGTAAGGAACAGGACTACTGAAATAAAGATAATAACCCGAACCAGTTCGTGTGCCTTCTGTAATGGTCAATGTAGTACCGTTAGCAATAGTTCCGGTGATAGTTGGTTTACTGATTACTATACTTGTCAAAGCATCTGTATTTGGATCAGTTGTGTATGAAACAATAGTAGTTCCGCTTTGTAAATATGAACTACCAGTAATAGTAGCACCTGTTATATTAACTGCTGGATAAATGGTAATTCCACTTGTACCAGTCGTAGCATCAAAGTTAATAGTAGTTGACCCACTAGTTACAGCACCGTTGGTGTGACCTGTGTATGTTTCATTGGCAATTGTTGGATTTTGTACAACGGTATAATTTGTACCACTAATTTGTATAACATTCTCAACAATTACTAAAATATTCTGTGCGCCCCATGTTGTTCCGCTTTGAACTGTGGTAGGCGGAGCAGGATTTAAAGGACCAAAATAAACTGTACTAGCATCGCCGGCACCAAGATTTTGTTGAGTGATACCTGTAGATTCTTTAAAGCGCAAACTTCTCCAACTGCTTCCTTGATAAACTTGTACTTCATTATGGTCAACATTATATCGCATCATGCCGTTCACAGGACTACTGGGAATTTGAGCGTCAGTTCCGCTGGGCAACACCATGCTTCCAGAGTTTATTGGATTGATGTAGACGTTGGTATCTGTTACATCAGAATAAACTGTTGTAGATTTAAGTTGTCTACGATTAATTGTCTGTCTTTTTAAGAATCTCATATTTACACCGGTAATGTGCTAATAACAATACCAAGGCCTGTGCCCGAATAAGCTGAACTGGCTATAGCACAAACTACATCGCCATTGCCTAAAACTAGTTTTTCTTGATCTAAGCTAAGTGTTTCTCCGCCTGGTATACTTAAATTACTAACAATGGTAGTTTCTGGATTGTTATAAGCGTTTTTGCCACTTGGTACAGCGTAAAGAGACAATATTATTGCGCTACCGCTGTTATTACATGCAATAATACTGGTAATAGCATTATTGCCAGAACTTGTATAGATAGTAGTACCATTGGTAACTCCGCTACTTAATGCGGTTGCTGTTATTTGAGTTGCTGTTAGTGCCATGTTTGTTCCTTATAGTAAAATACTTAGCAGTACTGCTCGGTTCTTACTAACTAATTCGTCATTGTTGTATGCATTTGATCCGTATGCGGTGTTGTTGGTAAAGTATATACCAGTACGTCCTGGACCTTCTGCGGCCTTGGTATATAGTTTTGTAGTTCCAGACACTGCTGTAATAACATCCGTTGCTTGATTATCTAAATTTACTATGGCGTTTACTTCTACGTTGTTATTTGTTGCTGTCAATATCAAATTGTTAACACTAACGTTTGTGATTGTGTTTGTAGAAAGTAATATGTTGTTTACTTCAAATCCGCCTGCTGTTACCTGAGCTTTGAGTTGGCTACCAACCAAAAAATCAATACTTGAACTAGTGGCTTGAGCAACGGTATTGTAAGAACCAGTTAATGGATAGTGTATTAGAGACACGTTGGCAACACCGCTACTGGCACTTACATAATTTTTAATGTAAGAAATATTTGGGATAGCATCATCACTGCCACCGTTTTCAACACCAAGACGGCTGGCATAGTTGGTACTGTTAACTATACGCATTACTGGAGTGCTGTTTTGTAAATCAAATAATAGATCTTGTGTACCGTCGCCTACAATAGTTCTTAATTGTAATCCATCAAGATAAGTCCCTGACGCTGGATTGCTAGAACTAGGCAGTCTAGTTTTTAACTGAAAAGTTCCTTTAATATTGTGAGAACCATTAAGCGCATCGCCTATAATGGTATTTGTCTGTGTTGGATCATAGTGATACACTTGCTCGCTGAACACAAACTGCGCAGTGTTTAAAGTGCCGCGCCACATTTCAATACCACTTTGTCCGTAGATTGGACTTGCTAGAGGTAATCCTATTCCAGTATATAAACTATTTGGATTGTAGTTTAATTGAAATATATTATCTTGTAGTGTAGCTGTGGTACTTTCAATAGTTGTTTGAGTACCCATGACATCAAGACTACCTGTTATAGTCACTACGCCTGTAAGGCTACCAGTATCCAAAATGATGTTGCCACCACTTTGGACTTGTATTCTGTAATCACTATTACTGACTTTAAGTACTCTTGACATTTATAATCCTTGCGGGCTCCAAAGAGCCCGTCTTTTTATTAAGCGTTTTCTATTTTAACACTTGAATTTACAACTGCTGATCCAAATGACCACTTCACTGCTGTGCCTGCGGCAAACTGTGTACCAGCACTTGAGCTCAAACGTGCGATAGCTGTTGGAT